AGCTTTACTGGCTTCTTCAATGGATACCCCATACTTTGCTGCTGCTATACCAAGGTGAGGGTCTACTCCCTTAGCAAATGCTTCAAGATAAGTTTCATCTCCGGATAAGTGAGCCATCATTCTTAACTCTGCTTGGGAATAGTCGAATGCCATATACAGATATCCAGGAGGAGCAACTAATTGTTTCTTGATATTGGGGTCTACCGATGTCTTTGGTATCTGCTGCATATTTGGGTCTGCAGAACTAAACCTATTAGAATCCGTACCATGTATATTATATCTACCATGTAATCGAGAGTCATCCTGTACTTTCTCCCACCACCCATAGATATAAGTCTTATACATTTTCTCTAATCCTCTAAGTTCCAATAACTTGTCAAGGAATATTGCTTTTGATGATTCTGGATTTTCTACCTTAAGCCTAAGGTTAGTTAAAGTTTCCTCATCTGTACTTGGTTTACCAGATTCATTATCCTTGATTACCTCAAAATTAAACCCATGTTTTGAATACATGAGTGCAGGTAAATCAACTGGACTACCAAGGTTAATTGGTCTTATCAAATCCTGTTCCTTTTTAGTTGTGAATATACCTGCCTTGATATTAGATATCTTCTGTTCCCTTGATGCAATCTTTCGTTTGTCTTTCGGGTCATTATAATCTAACTCCTCAAGTTCAGCTTGGATAGTTTCTATATATTTATCAATCTTAGCCTGGTTAAATCTCTTTTCGAATTTCTTAACTCTTGGCAAGTCATATATTGCTTGTCTAGCAGCATCAATCTTTGGCTTATATTCTTCCAGAAGCTTTTTATTGAACTCGGTATCTACATATAATCCCTCTTTCTCTACGGAAGTAAGTACTCGAGAATTACACATAAATAGATTACGAAATACTGAATACATTCCCAAGTCAATTAACTTCTTCTCAAAGAATAGCATTAATCTCAAAGTATAATCGGTATCTTGACATCCATAATGGCAAAGTGGGTCTAATTCTTTTTTATCCCAAGGTATCTTATCGAAAGCATCCTGCTTTTCATAATTACCATACTCGGGCAAATACCTTCTTACCATTGATTTTAAGTCATGAGGTTTTTCCTCATTGAGTACATACTTTGCAAGCATGCCATCTAAGCAAGTACCCCGATAGAATATCTTATACTTCTGATTTATCTGGTCATCAAATTTCCAGTTCCAGGCAACCTTAACTACATCATAGTTTTCGATTACCTCTTCCCCAAACTTCCTTAGCATCTTTTTCCAATTCCATCCTGGAGCAGTATATTCTTTAGTCTGAAAATGGTCTAATGGTATAGAAGCACCAAATCCTGGCATCCAAGATACCGATAAGATTGTTGGTTTAAAAGATTTGTTGTATATGGGTTCTGCATTGGTTTCATAGTCACAGCAAGCATAACCCGTTGCTATACAACAAGCAATAAGTCGTTTTAGTTCTTTCTTGTTTCTTATTATCTTATATCTTGTCTCCATAATTATAAATAGAAAGAGGGACATACCTACCAGTAGCAGATACATCCCTCTTAATTAGTATTTATCTTGTAAGTCTTCCAGATTAGAGCTCAAAGCTAACCAATCCTTCTTATAAGCATGGAGAGAATCAATGGTATGATACAGATAACCTGGTTTTATTTCTACCTCTTGAGCTACATATTCCATGAGTCTCCATGCAAGGTATACATCATTACCAAAGTGAGTAACGAAGTCCGAACTTCTTTGGTGATAACAAATATGTAATACCTTTTCTCCTTTACCATCTTGACGGATAAGGAAATCATAATACATAGAACAGGGTATACGTGAACTACCATCTAACCTATCTTGGTCGTACTTATTCATATTACTTCCCCAGATTGATAAGATTGCTTTTCTTGTATCCGAATCGTCTTTCAGGAGTTGAATTATAGAGTCTAGTTTAGTAGTATGATAACCCTTGTAAACTACATCACACATCATCCTCTCGGAATATGTATAATCAAAGAAATCCTTATCTGACTTAGAGAAAAGAGGTTGCCATAAATCTTTTCTTAATTCCCAAGCTTTCCCTGGATTCCAAGGTCTACAAAATTCTTCATCTAAACTAACCCTCTCTTTAAACTCAGCATCTGCCCATTCTTTTGATTTTGAGAATATGAACAACCATACTGGGTCTCCCAAGGATGTCAAGCAATATTGTTGGCAAATTATCTCCTTGGTTATAAAATCATCATTACCCTCAATTACTTTATTCTGATAGGTCTTTGGTTTTACAGTTTGACCATAACTGTTTAGCTCTCTGCCCAATTCAGACATTAGCTCGAATGAATTACTAAATATTCTCATTGTTCTTCTGTTTTAAGAGTTTCTTCTTATATGCTTTTCTCTGAGAGTAAGAGATTACATTCTCTGGGTACTCAATATCTTCATACTCGAGAAGTAATTCTTTTGCTTTCATTGATTTATATGTTTCCTCATATAAATCTGGTCTGAGTACTTTAAAACTTCTAAAGAATACCTTAAATGAAGAGAAGTCTTTCTCTGTGCCCTTTTGGAATTTCTTCCATATTTCCTTTACCCTTTTATTCCATGAATTTTCTTCTGCACCCTTTAATATCTTCTTCAAAGGTTTATGGGTATGATACATTAGAAGGGTCTCCACATTTCCGTACATTTGAGTCGCAAATAGGTTGATTTGTACTGACTGATCTGGACCATATACGTACTCTGACATTCGTTGAATTAATAGGAAATCGAATATTAACCTCTTGGTAATCTCCGAAGCCCGAACTACCATTGTAATAACTGGGATGTCCTCCCCGAATCGTTTTGAAAAAGTCGCTGCTATTAGACATTGTTTACCATTATCGTGGTGATTATTAAACATGTAAGTTATATTGTAATTCTGATTGTACTTATTTCTCAGTACTCTCAGTTTACTACGCAACAAGTCAAGCTTATTAAAATCTATGTAGTTATTCAATAAGCTAGTCCACTTAGTTTCTTTGTAATTGAAACATCTCCCATAATCAAATTCTGGGTCTACCCATGCCTTACGTATTTTTATAAATACGTTATACACTACTGCTACCCCACTATTAGCCATAGCCCCTTTCCCAAATAGGATTGGGTCTAACCTTAAGAATCCCTCATTGAGTTTTTCCCAAGCTTCTTGTGAAGTAGCAAATTCTAACGAATGGAGGGACTCCTCCGTATTGAGTTGAAGTCCCTCTAATCTCTTATTCCATCCTGACACGTTGATACTTATTTATTATTCTACTTATTCTACCTTGACTCTTGAGTCCCACTAACTTAGCTAATTGAATCTGAGAATATTTACCTGTACTATATTTCTCTAATATTAAACTAATTTGTTGTTTAGTGAGGGTAGACTTAAACTGACCTCTATTCCTACCTTCTCTCATCATTTGTTGAGTATTTTCCTTATAAGTACCCCATTTAAGATTCTTATAATGATTATTGTAAATGTTATTATCAAGGTGCATTACAATAGGTAGATTATTTGGATTAGGTATATGAATCATAGCAACTAATCTATTCAACCTAAATTGCTTTCCCTTAGGTAAACTAACATATAAATAACCTCTAGTAGGATTTTTAATATATGATAATTCTTTCCAAGTACCATCTCTTACCCTTTTCCAAACTCTACCTCTTTTAGAAACATAAAAGTTTGGGTAATCTGGTATATTGTCTTTCTTCATGTTAATAATTAGTTTGTTGCCTCCATATATTGAGACGTTGTTTTTTAAAGAATAAACCGAATAATCCGAGAGGAGTAAACCCATTCATCGCTAAGAATCCCATATAGAGATAGAAAGCTTTTACCAAGGATTCTTGAAAATCTATTTCCTTAGTCATCACTTGAGTTTGTTTCCATGGTCTACATTTAAGGAAATTTCTAGCTTTATTGAGTTCATAGATTACTTCCCATAGATATAATTTCTCAGCTTCATGGGATAGTTCGTTCATCTGGTGAAAGCCTGGAGTATAGGAATTTATATGTTCCCACTTACCTTCGTCCTCATAGAAATCCTCTTTACAGATAATGTCGAACTTCAATAAGTTATGATAATCTGAATATTTGATTACCAGTTCTTTAACCCCAATAGCCATCACATCAAATAAGTTCTTTGCCTTATTATAGCTAAGAATATCTTCAGGAAGTATATTTGAATATACTAGAAGAGTAAAGAAAAAGCCTAAAGCATCTGCTTGTTCTTCATTTGCATTAGCAAGAGAATTCAATATCAATTGACATTCATTTTCATTGAACATCTCGATATTCCAACCATTCTTCTGACATAATTCAAATACTTCTTCGGTAGATTCAAAACCCTCGGTAAGTTCTTCAATTACCCTACCTATAAAGTCCTTGAGTATTACCTGGTTCTTTGCATTATTGATATCAAATGGGTAATCAGGTAACTGTTCTATTTGCCTATATCCCTGCAATTGTTCTAACCCCAATTCATACATCTTTAATAGTACCTCATTAGTTTCTACTTTAGGTACTGGTTCACTTATATTTCTTATGTCCAAAATGTTAACTTTTATAATGTTTACCATTAAGATAATTACCAACAGTAGCATTACTAACCTTCAACCTTTTAGCTATGTACTTGTTAGTATTACCTTTTAATTTCAATCTCTCTAATCTTCGAATACTACGTACTATTAAAGATGTATGAGGAGCAAATAGACCTCTTCTACTTACTCCATACATAGGATTATTTATACCTTTTAATTTCAACCTACCCTTATTAATGGCATCATATACATTATCTTTTTGAGTACCCCATTTAAGGTTCTCTAAACGATTATTCAAAGGGTTGTCATCTAAGTGCATTACTACTGGTAAATTATTCGGATTAGGTATATAGGCTTCTGCTACTAATCTATGTATTTTTACATTCTTAGATACCTTATTATTTCTAAGTTTAGTACGTTCGTATCCTTTATGGAAGAAAGTCTTTACGGGATGTCCCTTATTATAAAGCTTACCCTCCCGAGTAATATGATATCCTGGGAATCCTAATATATTATCTTCCACTATTTTATGTTTTGAGATGAACCAAATCCCTTATCTCCTCTACTTCCCCACATTTGAGACTCAATATAGAATTCCTCTTGTTGAATCTCTTCTGGCTCTGTGATGTAAATAGGAACATGTATGAACTGTACAAGCTTCTTGCCACATTCGATAACTTGAGCCTTATCAGAAGCATTATATACTCCGATATGTATCTCTCCTACATAGGGAGAATCTACTATCTCAGCTGTAAAGAGTAAACCTTGCTTAGTAGCTATACCGGACTTATTAGCAGCCATTAACATAGAGGCAGGTGGTTCAAGCAATCCCCTAATACCAGATGGGATAAGTATACGATGTCCAGGTTTTAAAGCTATATGCCTTACAAAGGCTTCACCAAAAGGAACATCTAAATTATAACCTTCTGAGTCGAATTCATTTTTAGAATGAATATGCTCTGGATATAAATCGGTTGGTACATAAAAATCTAACCCAGCATCATTTGGGTTTGCTCTGTTGGGAGATATTACCTCCCGTACTTTGATAAATCTAAATCTGTTCATAATATCTTACATTTTTTTAAAAGTTGTCCAAAGGTTAATCCTCGTTGAGGAGTTACTCCGAGTGAATGACAGAATCTTTCTACGTCATATTCACCCTGCATAAACAAATCAGCAAGAACATCATCTTGCCGTACATAATAATTTGGGTTATTAAGATATAACTTAAACATTACCCATATCATCCTTAATTTACTGACCTTTCCCATTGCATTCTCTGTAAAGTTCTCTAATACGTTTCTTAGGTACTTCGAATTTCTCAACTGTCTTTGAGATAATTTCTTTTCTGTCTTTCCCTTTCCGAATCAAGCCTCGGATGTATTTCTTGATACCAACCGTATCTTCTAATACATCCAAATCTTTGTATTGATTCTTCTGTTCTAATTCTTTCCTTGTAATGTTCAAGTTCTGGGACATCTTGAACGCACATAGTTCTGAGTCTCCGCATAATTTACATTCTTTAGTGGATAAATCATACCCAATACCAAAGCATGGATCTCCGTTAGTACCCAATTGACTAACATCTATTGGTGTAAGTACATCATGTTTTGATAAATCAGGAAGTTGTTTCTTTTTCTTTGCCATCTCATTTTTTTTTATAAATGTATATGTTAGTAATATCATCTAGGGTTACATATGAATAACCAATGTTATTAATAAATAGTTCCCTGAGTTTAGATAATTTTGGGCAAGATTCTGGGTCAGTAGTATCTTGTTGTAATTTGATCTCTAATCCAGATCCCCAATATAAAGTAAATGAATGGGTATAAACATCCGGGGTATATCTCCAGTGTTTAATAGGGGTTACCCATGCCAAATCCTTGCAATTGAATACCTGTTTGGAATTACTGGCAGGTGGGTTCATCCAATTTAATATTCGGTCTATCAGTTTCATTATATATTGTTATTTGGTTTCCTTAATAATATCCAGCAGTAGATACCTGATGCGGATATTTGTATTATTCTATATCCTTCCGATTGTAATTGTATTAATCGTTCATCAGTATCTTCCCTGATACATATAATTTTATCTTTATTCATAATGCCCGTATGCTTATTAGGATGTAATTATTTCCTCCTACGGAGAAAAGTAATTACTCATAGTACTTCTAGTTAACTCCGATTAAGGCTATGGTTAGGGTGATTCTTCCAAAGCTTGTCTAACAATATTACCTTTAGTTCTTGTCTCTTATAATACTGCTTCCTATGTTTACCATGCCTATTTAAGTAATTGCCTGGATAGTGAAGGTCATCGAGATACACTTTCTTTTTCGATTCATCGGTTCTTACCAAACGTCCAAGGAACTGAATAGATTTTTCTTGGCTATCCATACTGGCAGTGTTTAATAAATACCTAAGCTTAGGAAAGTTTTTACCTCGAGCAATGATGGTAGTTGATACCAAGATATCAATCTTTCCCTCTCTAAAATCCTTCATTATTTGTTGTCTTAATTTAGTGGGAGTATTAACATGCACATAAGCAATATTATAGGCATCACCCAGTCTATTTTTAAAGAACTCATATAGATTTTCACAGTGTGCAATATGCTTGCAAACTACGAGTGCAGGATATCTGCCGTAAGATAAATTCCACTTTAATCTTGCTAAAGCCATCTTCCTTGCTATCTTATTTTCGGTAATGGTATCATCATATATTTCCTTATAGGATATACAATCTGATTCCCAATTACCATACCAAGGTTTACCGGGTACCATCTTTACGATGGTCTTAGTAGAATAACCTTTTCGAATTGAATCCTTAAGTTTGAACTCAGCGAGTACATTACCAAAGAAACAACGTAGGTTCATATTCTTAACTTTATCCTTAGCAAGCTTACTCATATAAATCGTACCAGATAAACCAATACGAACTCTGGTATTAAAGAGACGAGTAATCACATTCTGATATTGCTTACTACCTCCTTGGTCAGCTTCATCAATAAGTACCATATCAATCTGAGATAATTCCTTTTGATAAAACCCCATATTACGAGAAATAGATTGAACCATACCTATGGTGAAGTTACCCCAATTTAAAACTTTGCCTTGAACGAAAGTGATATTCTCTCCCGGGAGATATTGCTTGAATTCTTCTCTAGCTTGATTCAACCAGTCAGAGTCATTAGTTATTAGCAAAGTCTTTAACTGCTTCTTATAGGATAGATATAAAGACGACATGATAAGAGTTTTACCTGCATTAACCGTGTAATCTAAAACACCAATCTGAAAAGGTTTACCTCCTATGGTATTATTGATTATTGCCTTGACAGCTTTCTCTTGTTCCGGTCTTAAAGTATACTTACCTATTTTCGTAACAACTTTACTGACTTTAGGTAAAGGTTGTCGCATATCTACAACTTTAGGTTTAATTCCATACTCAATACATTTTTCGTATATCATGGGAAGTAAACCTATTTTAAACTGACCAGTCTTGGTAATATAATGTATCTTACCATCCCAGTTCTGCATCCCTTTTTGCCTTGTACGTAAGTAGAAAGCATTGGGATGTCTTATTGCAAACTCCTGGTAGAGTTTCTGTGCGAACTTAAGAGGTAAATTCAGTTCGCACATATTCCCATTCTGAATTATAATCTTACCCATTACTTGATGATTACAGTTACACCTTTAGATTTCTCTTTACCAGAAACTTCCTTGAGTAATTTTACATGATGTTCCTCATCGGCAATTAACTTCTCAAGAAAGTAATTCACATCATCATAATCTTTACGATCTTCATATTGTTGGATAGCTTTCTGAATCTTTCGATAGTGAGCTATGGTTTCCATCTCTGAACTTAAAGCAATCTTTATTGCCTCTTCCCAAGTAGAACCAATCCCAATATTAGGATTGATACTCATGGTAGAATAATCCTCATAAGGGTCTGCCTTTTGAAGAAAGTCTGATATCTTATCGAGATGTCTCATTTCTACCAAACCAATACCCAGCATCAGTTCTGAGATTTCATCAAACCGAGAAGATTGCTGAGTGTACATGATAATTGCACTGAGCTCAGAGAATGTAGCATTCTTCCAGATTACATAGAACAGGTTAACTATCTCATCGGGCCAAGGTTCAATATCCTTAAAATCGGGATATTCTACTGACTGGTCTGAATACTTGAGGACGTCAATAAAAGCATTAGCTGCATCCTCTACTCGATTGCCTAAAAATTGTAAGCCTTTCATATTACTTTCTAATTTTATCCCAGAGACTCCCCTCTACTTCAGGTTCTGTCTCCAGAGTTTGTTTATTTTTATTCTTATATAAATACTTATTGTATCTTTCGATTGCTTTCTCATTATACATCTGACTGGGTTCTGGTAAACCATTGCACCATGCAAGAGATTCAAATTGAGCATCTATGAACCAGATAGAATTCCAATCTCTTTCTCCCATAAGTTTACCTAACCTCATAAAGTGTACATACTTCTCAGGTTGGTTTTCATAGGATTCATAAATACCAGTAGCATTAGCTATCTTCTTAATAAAGTAATCATGAATATCCTTAGTATAACCTGGGTCATTATCTTCGGCTAATTCCATTTCAGCACTTACTTGATTGGTAATATTATCCTGCATGGATATTAACCTTTGCATCAAATTCCGATAATCGGTCATTCTCTTTAACCCAATCTCTATATATTTGATAAAACCTTCCCGGGTATCAAATTTAAAATCTTCACAGAATGTATTACATATCTCTGCAAGCTTTTTACAATTTGCCCATTCCCGAGAATTACTTTCGTTTATTTTACGAACTCCTCTATGCTTTAACTTTATACGAGTTGCATATAAAATATCAGCAACAAGGGCAGCATCTCCTTTAGATGCTAGTAATATGTTCTTAACTCGCTTAGTATTCTTATTGTTAGAAACTAAGACTGCTCTATGATTTATTGCCTCCTTACGAGCAATAACAAAAAAAGCCTCAACTGGGAAGTTATTTACCTCTAAGGTATTTAATATTTCCTCGAATTGAGACTTTGTAATGTGAATACTTGGTTCTCTCATTTCTTCTTATATTCTACTAAAGTTATAATCCCAGCTAACCAAAACAATGACCAAAGGGTTATACCCAAATAACCTATAATCCCAAAACTATCTAACCAGTATATAACCCCAAAAAATATACCTAATATCAAAACTATCCCAATTAATATAAGAAACAATTGAATAGTTTCACGAACCCAAATCTTTATAAATCTTTTCATATTCTTATATATTTATATATTATAATAGGAACTCCCTAATCCAATGAGTTTCTGAGTTTCACAAGTTCTTGATAACTTTGGTACCGGGTATTATAAATTAATTTTAGAGTTTCTTTCTTACCCAAGTCGTTTACATCTTTACCGTCTGGTAAAAACACCACCTTGACTTTCTTATAGTTAATAAGCTTGAGACCCAAGTTGATGGCATATTGCTTGGCATCTGGGTCCAACAGTATAATAAATCGTTCGCATTGGGATTTAAGTAGCTCATTGACTTGGTAGGCACTAATAGCTTTGCCCATTGTGGCAATGCCTCTATCCCCCATGGTGAGAGCATTAAGTGCTCCCTCGCATATGAATACCGACCGGTACATTTCCAATGCGTCATGATTAAATATGATGAATTGTTTTCCAAGACCCGTGATATCTTTGTCAGGATTGTTATACCGTGGTCCCTTACCAATGACGTTACGGGCATTGTAGTATTTAAGTTGTCCCTTGTAATAAAAGGGGATAATAAGATACCCGTAGAATGGTTGAATTGTGCCATAGCCAATGCCATATCTCGAAAAGCTACTGATATCAAATCCACGCTTCTTAACATAGCCTCTGATGCTTTTTGCAAGTTGGCTTTTTCCGATTGAGATATTTCGAAACCCCTCAGGTAAGTAGATTGGTTTTCCTTCGGCAAGTTTGATTTTCTCTTCCTTAAATGTAAGTTCATCAAATTGTCCATTGTTCAAAAAATTAAGTAGTTCATGATATTCTGTAAACCCTTCGATATCCATCACCAACTGAGAGGGTGATGGGTGAGCATTGCATCTAAAGCAATTGGTTCGATACATTGAAAGGTTTACACCTAACTTATGTTCCCTACCGCAGTATGGGCAAGTAGGGACCCTCATCCAGCCATGTCTATAATCGTAAGCTCCAAGTCTTTTAACAAAGTAAGTACGGAGCTTAGACTTAAATTGATTTGTTATTTTCATTCTGAATTCTCCTTATCTCTTTACGAATAACCTTTCTTATCTTTTTTAGGTCTTCTAAATCCAGATTACCTATGGAGGTAGTTTGCCAACCATTATGAGATATTTCGAAGGCATATCCATCGGACCACCTATCCTTTACTATCTCTACTTTCTTTGTTCTCACCTTTTCTTCCTCCCACAGTTATTACAATAATATTCGGTTTTTCTTTTGGTATAATACTGAGCTTTCTTTCTACCTCCTTTATGAGAGAAGATTGCTCTACGAGGACGTTGCCTATATTCATAAGAATGTACAGCAACCCATTCATGATAACCTAACTTGCATTTAGATATCTCCAGTAGTTCTTTCCCTTTTCTTACTATCGGCATCCGGGTTATCTTTCTTCTTAAATTGCTCATCCAATTTACTGCCATATACTTCGTCATATTGCTTACGTTGTTCTTTGGTAAACTCTGTACATCTTTGTCTTTCGACATCACATTTGAATAAAGCTCTACCGGAAGGAAGACCATCTCTCTGTACTACTATCTCAGCTCGAAGAATATTATCCTTCTCTTCTTGTTCGGTAGAGTTAAGACCCATGATAACTTGGGCATTACGTACAATGGCAATTGACCCAGAGATATCATTTTCATCATATCGGGTAAGTCTATGCTTCTTACCTTCACGAGTAATATGGTGAGCAGTCCATATAATATCCAGGTGTAATTCTTCTGCTAAGTTTTGCAGGTCTACATATACATTAGATATTCTTTCGAAATCCTCTCTGTCTCTAGATATTGATGCAAGCTTACCTGCATAGTCAACCATTAATACCCTTATATCTATGCCCTGGTTACGCAATTGAATTATCTTCTCCCTGATATACGTAACATCTGTAATCATGGCAGGAACCCTTTCAACTACCAACTCAACTCCGAACCTTGCAAGCTTTCTTAAATGCTTTGCCTCGAGTTTATCATATTCACCTGAATATAATTCCTTCTTGGTTTTATTAATACTTGATTGAATGAAACGGTCCATGATTTGGTCCTGACCATTTTCTGTATCTATATATAATACTGACTTCTTCATTCTGAGATAACCTCTTGCAAGGTTTACCATAAAGAATGTCTTCTTTGCTTTGGGTTTATCCAATATCACATTTACAGAATGCTCTGGATAACCTCCTGCATTGGTAAGGTCATTCAATTGCCTATATGGGCAAGGTATTACTGATGGTTCAGATTGTCTTTTAAACTGTCTTTCTGTAACATCTCGTATCATATATAGGGGTTCATCCTCTTTCTTAGGTTTACTTTTCTGTAGTACCTTTTCAATCTTCCTTGAATACTCTTCATATTGTTCGAAGTTATCCAAGTCGAAGGAATCATTTAGGTTCTTCATTTCAACGTAAGTAGAGAACTGATATATCCTTTCCTTGATATATTCTGAATCAGATAAAGGAATATGATACAGATTACTTATCAGTTTTTGAATACTGGGCAAGTCATCCTTAGTTACTAAATCGACGTATGCCTTTGATTCTAGCAATTCTTTTATCACCTGCTTCAGGATATTTTCTGAAGGCATCTTGCCTTGCTTTTTAAAATACTTTGATATGCCCTCGAATATAAGAGCATGTTCTATGAGAACCAGATAACTTGATTTAACCCGACGTAGGACTAAACCACCTTCTTTATCCCTTAAAATGAACCGGAGTATCTCTAACTGGAAGTCCGGAGTGAAACTAAATTTAACTGAATCTTTAAACTTTTTCATATCTATATTGCAATATTTATAAACTAATAGATTTTGATAGTACCGAGATAGTTCTGAGCATGTTGACAACTATCTAGAAACATACTAATCCACTACCTTAAGCTCAAGTATATTTAATATTATTATTTTATATAAGAAAAAATACTTATATTTGCATAACGAATATTTAAAAGAACATGGGAAAAAGTAAAGGAAATAATGGCTCAGAGCTTCATAGATTAAAACCTATGCAGGAATATGATGAAGCTACATTCAACAGACTTTATAAAGTTTGTAAGCCAGTAATCAGAAATCTTACCCGACAGATTGATTATAAAAGGTTTAATCTTACACCTGATATCATTCAGTCTTATTTCTGGGATAAGATGTTATTTGTTTTCAACAAATACTATGGTGAATGTACTGAAGAACATCTTAAAGCAAGAATCCTTGCATCACTTAGTACATTCAAGAATAAACTACTTCGTTCGGCATACGGAGAACAAGCAGAGTATAATCAAAATCTCTTTAAGCTTGATGATTTGTTTGATAATGACAAAGAATTAGAGGATGATAGTGAACAAGAGAAAGCTAAATCCGAAATGCTTGATATGATGTATAAGTATATGAAGGATAAACTTTCTCCCGATGCCTATCTCCTATTCGAGGTATTATTAACTCCCCCTCCTTTTATTAAAGAGAGGCTTGGAGATAGTACTCGAATTACCAACATAATGCTTATAGAGTTTTTCGAAATGCCTAAGACTAATGATTCTATGAGATATATCTCAGAACTTAGACAAGATATCCAATACTGGGAAGATAGAGCTAAGGAAGAACTTAAGTATTAACACAAAAGAAAAGGGACGTTTCCCAACGTCCCTTCCCAACAGATTTTCAAAATCAACTATGCAAACACGATTTGTAAAGTGTCAAATACTAATAACTAATTCAATCTATATTATGAAGTGGAATGAAGTTACTTAGGATGATATCTTTTGGATATATCGTAATGTAATAGTCGGTGGCAATTTTTCGATATTCAGAGTCTCTACCGAAGTCTCTTGTAAGAAACTTTCACCAAGCAAATTCCAGCTCACTACAATAGCACCATCCTGGATTCCTTTAGTTGGAGTTCCTCTACCAAAGTCACCATTTAAACCTGTCTCTCTATTAAAGAAAGATTGAGGACGAACGTTCTCCCAGTTGTTAGCATTATCCTGCTTACCTTTAGATACACCAAGAGCATGTCTATGCTTAGGCAAATCATCACCCTTAATCTGGATAAGGAAGTTACCCTGAGTAGGAGTATAATAATCTCCCACATTCTGCAACATAGTTTCATCACCAATTTGAATACCTCCTGCTTGATAACCTATAACTATTCTACCAGATGCCTTTGTATATTCTGCCCAACCCTCAGGTATTACATCAGTTTCCCAGAGGATAATAGAACCGATTGGGAGATTAGCAGTACTCATGGATTCGGCAAACTCTTTTCTGATTGCCTCGAGTTGAGCATCAATGTATTGTTTGATGTTCAATGTATTACCTGCTTCATCTACTACTGGGAACCCAGTATTCATTTCTTCGATTCTCTTTATGGATTCTTTGAATGAACTGTGAGTTGCAGTAGTAAAGGGTATCTCCTGGAATTTACCCTGGTAAGGTACGATGGCAAATTTCTCATTTCGTTTTGTCATTGCATCGGTTCCTTTACCATAGATACCAATAAGAACAACCAAATTTTTATTATTAGAGTAATAAGGGCAAGCACTCTCTACCATCTCTAGAAGATTGCTATAGGTCATATTATAATTGGAATATACATCACTATTAAGTATACTCGGAGTACGATTTGCCTCGGCAATCGGATAGTAGATATCATTAGCCTTTTTGAATAAATCATAGAAGCTTTCTGAGGATTCATTCCAATAGGCTACGAAGTCTACTGGATTATCTACGGGTTCTGAGATAGTAGTATGTACTGCAAAAAGTAATACCTCTTCAGTTGAGCCCTGAGTACCTTGGATGTTTTCAATGGTAAGGGTTTGCTCATCAGAGATAAATACATATCCATCTCTTGAGATACAACCAAAGTTTACATCAGGTAATTCCCCATCTTCTGAAGCTTTTGCCATGTACCTTGCCATGATACGGTCTTTGATTACATTAGCATACTTACTTCCTGATACTCCCTGAGGAGATACTGTTAACCTATTACCATTTATGGTGGCTGAGCCAAAACCACAGAATGGTCCTAAACCAGAGGGAGCAGCAATTGCCTCTGCTGCTTCCTTTGATTTAATGATACCTTCATACTTAAAGTACGTCTTCATTATTGTTATTTTTAAAGTTATTCTTTTGTTCTGCCATATCTTTAAATGCTTCACCCAAATCCTTAAACTTGAAGGTTAACAATTTAAAGAGAATCCTCCATATACTGTACTTCTTTTTGATACCATGTATTTCGCAGATATGACCATAGATACTATCTACTTCAAAGCAATAGCATAATACCATTACTGTAATAGATACTACGATTGGGTCCATTCCGTATGGTTCGCCTATGGCCTTACCAAGTACAGCTCCCAATAAAACATAGCAGATATAATCTACTATCTTATTTAGAGTTCTTCTTCCAGCTCTAGACTTTCGAATTTCTATACCTTGGATTCTACTGGCAGATACTCCAAACCATAAATCTGATAGGATTAAGATTATTGCCAGTACTATCATCCATCTCAAATCATAAAGAATTTGAGTACACTCTCCCAATATGCCCACAGTAAATGTCTTGAATAAAGACTGAGTTGTGGTCTCAGTGATTCTATCGATTGTATTTATCATTGTTCTACTATTTGCCAAGATTGATTACTGTAGGTTGTAATGGTGAAGGTCTTTTCCGATAGGTCATCGAATTCCCATTCCAACTTTTGAGGATTAACACTTAATAGGTCTGCATCTACTACTGTGAACTTAGTTCTCTTAGAAGTATCTGCAACGGATTCAAAGATATATTCTCCTGCTTGAGCAGTAATGAATTCATAACCTTGTCCACCAGCATCATAGATATTAACCTTGCCCACTTCCCTAATTCTACTATCGAAATCTGGTTTATTCGAAGTACACTTAATTAAGGTAGATACTTGTTTAACAGTACCCTTTAGTTCGGCATACTCTGGAGTACAAGATATCTCAATGATAGTTGGATAATCTTCCAGGATTACTTGGCATCTTAGAGAAGAACCATCATCAGCTACGAAAGTATAGGTACCTACTTTGGTAAGAGTAATCTCTTCACCCAGATTATAGGTTTCTCCAGTCTCATCACAAGTAGCAGTACCATTTACATTTACTCCGTTCTTCATTTCTTCCAGTGAGAACTTACAAGCAGACTTCTCATCCACCAAAGCATATACTGCATAGGTATCATCGATTTGGTCTTCTGGTAAAGTCCAATCTGGTTCTTGCCAATGTTCATCGGTAGTATCTGAAGGAACTATCTTTAACTTATTCTGATATACTGTTGGAGAATTGCTTACGGTCCAGATAGTCTTTGCAGATGGGTAAGCTACAGATTGGAAAGTATAAGTACCTGACCTATTAGTATTATATACATAACCATTCTTAGCATCGAATACTTCCCCGGTTTCTACTACTCTTACTCTGTAGTCATCACCATTACCTGAGATACGTTGAATACTTACTGTGGTCTTGGCTGAACCATTAAACAAAGTAGAAGATGGTGGGTTAATACTAACTCTATAGATTGTGGTCTTACCAGAAGTTACTTCGAAGATACCTACACCTTCTTCGGTTTCCCTTTTATCAAGAGTACACCTAAACTTATAGGTACCATAACTGCTGGCAGTAAACTTATCTCCATTCTTAAATAACTTAGTGTCACCTACCAACCTGCAGTATAAGTCTCCAGTAAAGGATTCCGGGTAATTAGATTCGATGGTTAGAGTAGTAGTTGCATCCCCTATACTTTGTTTATCACCAACTCGAAACTCTGATGGAGTACATCTTACTTTATAAGTAATCTCTTGTCTGGTTACTACAAAGGAAGTTTGTTTTACTGGGAACTCTACAATCTCAAAGTAATAAGTACCGGGTTCTTTAAATTCCCAAGTTGCTCCTGATACTTTTACTTGGTCAGTTCCTGACAATCGAACATTACAAGTTTTGATTTGTCCCTTATAGGATACGTTAGCCCTTACTACCGTATACACACTTAGCTTTGATGGTGTTATCTCTGCAGTAACTGGGTCACAGGTAATTGAGTATACCCTGTTATAAGATTCTTGACCTACGGTGATTTGGGTTATCTTGGAATTATCCCCAACGCTTCGGAAATAATAAGTACCCGCTCTTGGTATATTAAATACAAAACCACTGGGATGTTTTGTATATCCCCAATTTACCTTATCACTTGATATCTGAAACCTTAAATCAGCATTAGGCCAATCAGCAGTTACGGTTACCATAACAGGTACTTCATATACTTCTGAAGTTATCAGATTTGGTTGGTCAGGATTTACTAATTCTGCCTTGATTGCATACCCATCATTTACCGTAAACCCATATTGGATATTGAATGATACATGGTAAGGTATGAATCTTCGGAAGAAACTTTCTACAGCTTCCCTAAATCTTTTGAATGCCTCAGAGTTCGAAGTATACCCATGACCTGTAAGGCTAAATGTTACCGGTATACATTGAGAACAATCGAAAGTATTATCATAAGAATATTTGTCATCATACAAGAAGTATTGGTCAAAGTAAGGGTGACCTTTTATCCAACCGTCGTAAGAATCTGCCTTAGCTGGGTCTGAGACTGTACAGGTTAACCCATATAGCCTCATCATTATTTCGAAGAATTCAGCTGTACCTCGTATCTTGAATAGAGATACCGAATATCTTAGAATATTTCTTACTTGAGTACTGGTTAAAGTGAAAGGCCCCTCCTTTGGTATTATCCAAAGCTTTGATAATTCCTGGAGTTTACTGTCTGAGTAGAAACCATTAAAGTACTCTGACCACTTCTGGGCATCTATTGTGTTCTCATAAGCGAAGGGCATTTCTCCGAGGAATTGCCAAAGAAAGTTGAGATACATGTCTGGAGTTTTATCTATATCGATAATATCCAGAATGTTATCAATGTCTTTAGTAATATAATCTTCAAAATGCTCTCCACAAATTTCTAGAAACCTCTCCAGAATGCCCTTACCATTTACCTTATAAGTATCTTGGTCCTTATATTCGAATGGTAAAAAATCAATTAGGTTTTTGAGGTTTATCATACTATCTCATTTACGGTTAGTGTTAACTGTGAAGCATTTTCGAATACCGGTAAATTAAAACCGGGGTCTTCGTAATCATGATTAGGTTCTGATACGGTAATTGAATAACGGTACCCGGATTGGTAACTGTTGTTCTGTATATCCAGAGAGAAGTCAAACCCATTTGCCTTATCTACTACCTGGAGTGAACTACCAACAGAACCTGTAGCTACATAACCATTCGATACTGAACGTACTGTAAAAGTTGTAGAAGAATTGAAGGTTATGAAGTAGGTCATAGACCCAGTAGCCTTATTCAATTTGAACTGTCCCAATGCAAGTTCCTTGTTACCATAAATGGTAGTAGGCCAAGGCTTGATATAAAACTTGGTAAGGTGTAGGTAATCTATGGTAGACAGATTATCAATCAGAGCATAGATATCAGATACCCTTACGCTTCCTCCAATCTCTGCTTGTTCTGGAGAGTAGGCATTATATAATGCTGTAAGGATTTGTGTCTGTATCTCTGCAGTCTTATAAGACTTCTTTCCAGTGACATCCATCTCCAGGATGATTTGAACTTTTCCTGCAGATTTAACCTTGAGCCAGGTAGTCATAGGAGCCCTCTGAGATAGTAAGTTGTATACTCTACTAATTAACTCAGAAGAAGCTACTGCTCCACCATCTGGGCTAATATATACCGTAAGCTTTCTACCACATTCGTAATCTGCTTTTGCCTTGTTAACCCCATCAACTAACATTGCCAAGCTTTCGAAATCCTCTTTGGTAATTGCTACTCCCAGAGTCTTAACACTCAAAGGTATATGTTCCTTGAGCATAGTGAAGTTCTCATAATTAGAACCACCTCCTGCATCATAAGCATTACTTACTGTAGCATCAGTGATTGATGAGGATATAACTGAGGGTACTGATGTAATGGTATTACTCTTTACATTACCTTGAGAACCATTGGTTAAGTAGAATACCACATTGGTTATCTTTGCACCTGCTGCAGGTTTCTTACCAAAGGTACCATCTCCAAACATTATATATGGGTTTAGAGATTCATCTACCGATACCATAAAGTGTTTATCCGTAGGTTTAGACTTTGCAAAGGTTTCTACCAATACCCAAGATTCCCCACCTATCTGTAAAGACATAGAGCCATGTTCATAATACTTACCGTTGGGTAATGTACCCAAGTTAAGTTGTACTCTATCTCCTGTAGGTATTACCATGTTATTGAGAGCACTTGTAGTATACTTCTCATGTTGAATAATTGGTACCTTGCAGGTAGTTACATTTGAATACCAGGTAACATCTCGGGCAGATAACCAGCTATTACCACTTTGGTCTGTAAATAGAGTTCCTTGTGGTATGGTTAACTTTGCACCAATAGAGTTACCAGTAATGCTTCTAGATAAGATTACATCTACGGTAGCGGCAATCGCTGCTCGAGCATGGTAATCTACCAAGGCACCATGTTTAACTACCGAATCATATCTACGAGCTGTAGATAAGAAAGTTTCCCTTGCCATATTGTCTACATAGTAATGTAGTACTTCAGCAATCGCTGCAAACAAGGAGAGAATGATAATAAGGATGTTTCCCTCCGAATAGTCCGTTATGAGTTTCTGACCATCCTTGTCCTTGAGACCCATAAGGGATTCTACCAGCTTGGCCTTAATCTGTTGGTAAGACCTCTGGTATGGGTTAAGCCATTTATTTGTGATTCCCATATTATTGTGTATTTAATGAATTATCCGAGTGATCATAGGTGATGTCGAGGTACTGACTAGAATTTGTTCCATTTACTACATAAGCTACTTCTATATGTATTTTTGCATCAACTCTAGTAACTGTGATGCTTTGGAAGGTTATTCGCTGTTCCCATGCACCTATGGCTTGTTTTAAAAACTCTTTAATTATAAAACTTAGGGCTTGTGAGTTTGGTTCCTCAATACATTGCCAAAGTTTACTACCAAAGTTTTCCTGTCGAAATCTCTGGCCAATCATGTAATATAGGATAGCACTTATATTATCCCGGATAAGTTTGAAATCCCCATTTACTGGGTACCAACCGGTTTCTCCCTTTTCGTTTCGAGTAAGTTGAATAGGAAACGTTACTCCTATACCAACTATATCTGTGAAGTAATTCTTTTCCATTAGTGTATACAAGATTTATCCTCATAATCATCAATCTGAAATTGTGAGAATGGTTTAGTTACTTGAGTTACAGTAGGACCTGAAGAACCTGGTCCAGTAGTTACACCTGAGTGTACATGAGAGTTGAACATACTTCTTAATTGTTCGAGTTCCTTAACCGTTTGGTTTAGTTTCTCGGTTAGCTGTTCGATGTTGATGATACCTCTATTTTCTCCCTCATTTATTACTACGGTATCACCTGAGTTAATACCAATGCTTTTCTTAGAAGCCACCACTACATCTGATTCAGAGTATACTGACACAGTACCATTGAAGTATAAGTTCAGAGTTCCTTCATCGTCATTAATAACAATCAGATTACCTTCTGGAGTAACTAAGCCCATCTTATTGGGCCCATTCAAGGGTTCAGGGATTTGTTGTAATCCCCATCCATGATATTCCCAAAGAGGTTTAGTTGGGTCTCCGAATTCGAAAGTAACAAAAACTATATCGCCTATCTTAGGAGCCAAGAACTTGAAGCCTGTACTAATTGAACCATGTTGTCCTTTTGGTAAGGCCCATGCAAAAGTACCTCCCATTACTTCTGGGATACATACTTTCACCCTATTCATATTCTTCTCAGTATCTTCATTGTCTATGACTATACCTCGATAAACTGAGTAGTACCTACCAAGGCCTTCTAGGCCTTCTTCGGTTATTATCTTTGCAGTTTCGTATCCCATAATTACTTAATCTTATTTTTCTTTAGGTATTCCTTGAAGTTCTTCATGGCCACTGCCTGATAATCAAATTTAACCCAATAATCATCTGGCACCTGAACTTCCTTGATTGTAATCTTGCCAGGTATGTACTTACCGGTAGATGTAGTAAGATTACCTTCACTGATAATCATACCTTCGGCTTTTTCAAGTGGGTCTTTTGCAACTACTTCGGTATAGTAAGCTTTCTTCCGTATAAACTCATCTGCAGCTCTCCAGTCTTTTAATTGACCATTCTTGTCCATGAAGTTCTCTACGAAGTATACTACCTCGTTATAGGTGAAGTCAAGTACCAATTCATTAGTATTACTCAAAGCCTTTTTATCTTTACCCTTATCCGTCTTACTGTTTGCCTTAGCTTCATTGGCTACAATAGTTTGAGTAGATAAACCGGACTTAGCTGTAACTGAACCTGATTTACCAGCATTCTTAACTAATTCTAAATTAGTTACATAACCTTGACCTGCATCCATAGAGTGAGTACACTGTTTAATATACCAAGGTCCTGACCAACGTTTACCTACATTCTCAATTATGATAATCTGAGATGATGCTAGAGAAGGTCTGCCCACTACTTGCATTTTACATACAATACGTTTCTCTGTATGCTTTAAACCGCCATTAGCATTAGCATTAGCTGCCCAAGCATATTTATCGGCTCCCCCATATCTACCAAATAGGTTATGATAAAGCTTATAGATGGGCACATCCATATTAGCCTTTTTCCAATGTTGTACTTTCACACTGATACTGTAAATTCCCAAGCTTTGATTAAGAGGGTTCTTATACTTGATAACTGGAGTGTCATCTATTACGATTGCATACGGGTCATCTTTTAAAGCTTGTATACCTCGATTTACACTTGCCATGTCTTCAGATCCCCAAGCAGTAGCACCTCCCTTATTAGCATGTTGAGGGTCATAATCTCTTGGGTCTACATCTTCTACAGTCATGTAAGTCATTTGGTCTTCACCTTCAAATAGATACCTCTCATTCTTCAATATCTTATAAAGATTAGCCTCTAACTCTTTACCTGTTTTTGAATTACGTAATGCTTGTTGTACGGCAGATTTACGGTCACTTGGTAAATTAGAAACTGCTTGATTGATGGATTCTTTTAGTTCAGTAAGGCTCATCTCATCTAGATGTTTCTGTTTACCATTCCTATAAGCTTCTGCAGGGTTAGCAGCATTGTATTCAGCTACGTCACTATTCCAATCGTAATTCAATTCTTTCTCTGCTGCAACCGCTGCTTTGAAATTCATATCATTAGCTAGAGCATGTTCTATCTGAATACTTCGTACTTTCCAAATATCTTCGGGATTATTCTCTGCCCCATATTTACCTACTGAAGTATGCCAATTTTTGTAGTATACACCATTTGCCTCATTGGGCATTACTTGAGGTAAGTTGTTATCTTCTGGTTCTTTTATACCTGTAGTGACTACATTTAAGTCTTTAGTCTCTGGACTTACCAAAGGAGATAGAGTTGCCTTAACTCTTTTGGTAATGTTCTCCATGGCAAAAGATACACTAAGTACCTCACCATTCTCACCTTGATAGGTATAAGTATGAACTGGTTCCTCATTGAACTTACGATTATGTATATAGATAACTCCATCCCTGGAATCTACATACCAAGGCCCATTAGTATAACCTTTCATCTTCTGTTCTAATTGAACCAAGATATTCTTACCCACCAAACCAAAGTCGCTATCAATTAAAGCCTTTAAATCCTCAGGCATAGCTACTTGAGCTACTCCACTAAACCGGTTAGCATAAAGCACCTTTCCAGTAGTAGTTCGAGTATTTTCTGTAGGCACTTGTAGTGACTCATATACTTTATTACTTATTATCTGTTGTTCCATTACTGAAAGATTTCTATGATTACACCAGTAGAATTATCACAACCATTGTCCAAGAAGGTAGATAACTTATAACCTTCCATATCCGAAAAGTTATAAGCAGGCTGATACCTTAAATCACCTGTGGAATCAATGCACTTAATAGTTACATGAGTACCTGTAGAATCAAAAGTAGCTTCGAAGTCCCTTACCTTGATTACCTTTATGGGACCAGATACGAATTGACCATCGGGATAAATATAACCCCACTGAAGGCAGATTACCTGACCCTCTTGTAAAGCCTCGATATCTACGGTATCTGGATTGCCAGTATCAAAAGTGATGGTAGCCAAATTCTCTTTCTCTTCATCGTATTTATAATTCCAGGTACTTATATACGCTCCAAGAGGAATGCCCGTAAGAGGATTCTTAATAGGCATTCCTTTAAAATCGAAAAGGGCCAAATAAGGTTGGCCCATTCCATTATACAATATAGGTTTCTGTTTAGCCGGCATACACTGGGATTTTTATAATGGTTCCACTTTCTAATTCCTTAAATGGATTGAGGATAGTATTTGCTTCAGCAATTAGAAACCATTTACCAGAATCCCCATAATACCGATAAGCAATATTCTGCAAAGTCTCACCATCCTTAACGGTATGTTGAAGATCATCGTTAGAAGAAGGTACTGATGTCTGTACTGCCTCTAAAGAATAATCTCCATCGCCATAGTTTAAAACATAGGCCTGGTTATAGGGACTTGCACCTTTTAAATATTGAGATGTATCAATCATATTTAATGCCCTCCGTCTTCTTAAGTGAATCAGTATTAATAAAATCTCCATAGGATAAATTATAAGCACTTACTCTCTTGAAGATTAATTCCTGAGTTGCTGCTGCAGGCAATAACTTACCATTGCCAAATGTAGCAGGTTTACCTGGTACCCTTACTCTATAACCATTCTGAAAGTTCTTCAGAGTATAGGTTGCAGAGGTAAGGATATAATAATGATTTTCGAATATACCAGAATCTCCCCACTCGATTTGGATTATTGGAGGTGCTGCTTGATAACCGTTTGCCTTCGTCCAGGCTTCAAGTAATCTACATTTATTTATCACTTCCTCTGGGTTATCCAAAGTAGTTGAGAACCAAGATACATTAAATTGAATGATATCTTCAGCTCCCGTGAAATGATACATAGGTGTATTACGACCCATAGACTTAATAGTTGCCCAAGTAGTTTCTCCTCGAAAATCTAATTCGGGAGGTCGATTCTGTAAAGTAATATATTGGGTTGGGTTAGCAGACATATTATAAATCCGTACTTCGTTTTGATATCGGATGTCTGCCTTTACTTCGAAGTTTCTGTAGTTAGTGGTATTCTTATTACCCTTTGCTGGGTCTACTCCTTCCCCTTCCTCCATCCTTGGAAATTGTAATTCCATTCTCCATTTTGCCTGGAGTTGTTTGTTCAGAGTTGGGTTCTTAGAAGATATCTGAGCTTCTCCGGGTACCCCATTAGGGTCATAGATTTTACCCTTGAGAGCACTATCTTTTGGAAGAGTAGAAGTAGCTCGGTTAAGTAATATCCGAGCTCTCCAAAGTTTATTCAAAGGGCCAGTAAGAACACCTGCTGTATCTCGAGTAAGGTCATTGTATTTTTCAACAACTTTACCAGCTGCCTGTCCTAATATTCTAGCCATAATATTTTAGTTTATAATCCTAATACTACTCCAGTATAATCCTGTTGACTACCAAGGGAATAGTCACCCATAGATTGCCCATCAATTGTAATACCAATCTTGCCCTCTTTTAAACCATCCCTGATGGCAGACTTCATGGCATTGATAAACCTTTCTTCATTCTGAGCTCTGATAGCTAAGGGGTCATCCTCCTTGTTATTCTGAGCATCGGTATTTTTATCTATCGAACTGATAAGTCTACCACCTACCTCGATTAATAGAGGTAAACCTATGCTAATGGCTAAACCCCAGGGTCCTCCTAAGAACCCCATAAATCTACCCATCATACCAGTTAAACCTTTAGCAGCAACCTGACCTGCTGCTCTACTACCAGCATTAGCAGCAGCTCCACCGACTGCACCTCCCATAAGATTACCTGCCATAGTAGTTGCCATTGGTACACCTGGGTTAGGTGTTTTAACATATCTACCATTTGACATATTGTAGAACCTACCCTTGCTATTCATACCAATACCACTTGACATCATCTGGAGTTGAACCATAGTTCTCATAAGGTTAACCATGCTTACCATGTGAGCTTCCATGATGGCAAATTGGGTATTGGTCTTTATAGCCGCAGCTGACATACCTTCGGTAGAAGCAGTAGCTATAGTTTGTAGGTAACCTATTGACCTTATGACGCCTCGTACAGTCCTAAAGCCTGCAACTATTGTACCTACTACTACACCTGTAGCAGCTACTCTTAAAGCAAAACTACCTCCCCAAGTTTCTGAAATAGAATTAACTATGTCCAGGAACTTAACTCCGAATTGGAGAACTGGAGTAAATACTCTACCCATTGCAGCACCTGCAGTTACCGTTAAGTTCTCAAGTGAGGATTCCCATTGGTCAATTACACCTGCATCGGTTTTAAGTCTTTCCTCATTCATCTGGTTAACTGCACCCATGTTCTTATTATAGGTAGCAAGTATCTGTCCCATTTTATCTCTACCAGAGGCAATGTCTCTAAGTACTGGGAGCATACCACGATTACCACGAACACCAAAGATATTGAAGAATGTTGGGGTTTCGACACGAGAAGGCATATCTGCTGCTGCCTTAGCAAACTTCTGATATACAGAGTACAGATCAATAAGATTACCTTGAGCATCGAAGAAGTCATCTGGACTTAAGCCCATGTCTGCTAAAGCGTTATAGCCTTTCTTCTTTTGGTTAACAAGAGATAGTTGTAAGTAACGTATCATATTTGCCAGAGAGGTACCAGCCATAGAACCTTGTATACCCATGTCTCCCAATACACCAATAGCCGCAGCAGTTTGCCTAAGGTCTACACCAGCAGTTGCCATATCTGCTCCCGCATAAGATATGGACTGAGCTAAGTCCTGTAAAGATATATTTGCATTAGTAACTGCAGTATATAAATCATCGGTTACTCTAGCGGCTTCAGTCATTGGGATTTGGTACATTGACATGATATTAGTCATCAAGTCAGCTACACCACCTTTATCTCCCACTGGCATTGTAAAGATTGAAGCCAGCTTAGAAGCCGGCCCAATCATTTCCTTAATAGCATCGAATTTATTACCTGCCATAGCCAGGTATCTTTGTCCTGATGCAACATCCGAAGCAGTAAGAGGTGTCATAGCATTGACATCTTTTGCCAATTGTAACATCTCCTTCTGTTCTGCAATGGTAGCACCAGCAATCTTCGAAGCAGTCCAAACTTCATTTTGAACACCTGCAGAGTATTTATAGGCCCTGGCCATTCCCCCTACGAGCTGCATTCCGAAGTCTAGTGAATTAGAAGCTGACATCTGAATACCTCGGTTCCAGGTATTCATATCGTTCATCATAGTTCTAAATGAACCAGATATCTTACCAGCTTCCTGAGAGAATCGGTCTCTTAAAACCATGGCAACACCGACCTCTATTACACTCCTACTGGCATTTATCATTTCGTTTTCTTTTTAATCTGTTTATAATATTGCTCGGCCATATCCTTAAATATTTTTCTTATCCTATACGGAAGACGTAAAAAGCCGAAATAATCTAAGGTTATCTCGGCTCTAGTGATATAAACAAAATCACTTTCTAAACTTACTCTTCCGTCAGGTAGAAAAAATTAGGTGCCCAAGCTATAGGATAGTTTCTTTCTTCCCCAGTCTCAGGATGGGTGATATGAGAATCCCCTTTGAATACTGGGTCTATAGATAGGATATACTTTCTCATCTCAGCCATATCCTTTGCACTGAATGGTGTAAAGTTTGATACCTTCTCCCAGTTGCCATCTACATTCAAGTAAAGATTACGACAAAGGAGAGGAGCATTCTTTGTTTGTTTTTCCATAGGCAAAGCCATGAACATCTGTTCTCCTTTACCAGTCATACAGTCGAATTTGATAAGCTTACCTGAAGAGAGAGTGTACTCATGGTCCGTAAGTTTTTTACCTTCCGGGTAGAAAGGAATGGCATCCGGTTTTTCCTTGAGCTCTTCTTCAGAAGGTACCTGACCGTAATCAAAAAGATATTCGTGAAGATCTTGGCCATACATAACCTTCCCTCCTTCTTTTCCCCAATCATATTCAAATTCTACTTCGTCTCCCAAAGAGAAGATTCGAGAATTGAAGATAATACAGTACCGGTCATTAACTGGTAAGTTAAGTGCATCCTCAATGGTTAACTTCCCACTGGGTGTTGCATCTGTAGCTACTACGATTGCTGCAATGAACTTGGTAAGGTTCATCAAAGTTTTCATGTCTGAAAGGTTACTGAGAATATCTTCATCAGCACCATTCTGTTCTCTAATCTGGTATTTATAACCAGACGGTCCGATAAATCCAAATGTTCTAAATTCCATGTTAATTACTTTTTATGTTTACAAATGTTCATAGTATTCCCTATAACAACAAGAAAGGGGTGAGACATCCTATCTCAGGAATCCCACCCCTCCACCGAATCTTAGTGAAAATAGACTAAGGAATTAGTATTTATCTGCAGTACCAACTGAGAACTCAATGGACTCAATGGTATTCTCTGAAGCCATTCTGTCCAAGTCTAAGCCAGTAACTTTACAGGGCCAAACCTCTTCGAAGATATGGGTGTTAAGAACTGAGACTCCGTCTTCAGCAAGTTCATTTACGATTGCAGTTTCCCATATCTGAGCAGGAGGTAATCCCCCACCGACAATCATATCTTGGCAAGCATAGAGCCAATCATGAAGCCAGGTATCTGAACCTGCAGTAGTCATAAGTTTCTCTATGATAAGATTACCAACTGAAACCCTACCTGGAGTTTTAACGTCTCTATTGACATCCCCATGAGCAACCTGGTCAATCTCTACATCTGGCAAAGTACAAGTTTGGAACAGATAAGTATTGATAGGGTGCTTGGGGAACATGATACTCCACAAGAACTTCTTCCGTGGATTTTTTACTTTTGCTCCCATCGTTATAATTGTTTAAGCGTTATTACTTGATTCCACAATTGATACAGACTTGGAAGCTGCATCAATTACAATCTCCATAGTTACCTCTTGCATAGGAACTACATCCTTATATTTAAGGATAGCACGGTACTTACCTTGACGAGCATCTGCCTCGTTGTTAACTGAGAGATCATCCCAAGAGGTTGCATCTTGGTCACCCATCCAGGTATATTCTGTCATGGCATCTTCATCTACCAGAGAGTCTAGTGTAGGTTTAACCTCCAACCAAATTCTCTTCCAAGTACTCCAAACATTAGGCTCTTCAATGTACTTGTTAAGTACAGGGCGAAGAAACTTCTTCAGATACAAGTTCAGTCTTACGATTGAAAGGAATCGTTCTGAATCTTGTTTTACCTGAGAAGAGAAGCAATGCCAAAGCATGGTTTGTTTGCCTGCATCTGGAGTATCCTTGATTACCATTTCATTGATGTAATTCTGGGCCAGAGTATTCAATTCTGAATACCGAGAAGGAGAACCATAGTTCGGGCATACTGGTCCAACGGCATCCCCAATAACTCCTCGGTTCATACCTGCAAAGGATTTCCAGGGTCCGTATTGAGTAGCAGAAGCATCTCCCAAACCTGCAATGGTACCTACTACATCGGAATCCTGAAGATTACCGTTTTCATTGTAGTACTTAAGTCCACCACCGAAGTAGGCAATGTACTTAGAGTTACCTACAGTGCCCAAGCAAGTCTGTACCCAAGTTACCTGAGCTTTGTAGTCTCTGGCCTGAGTACCCTGAGTATAATGGGTAAGATGTTTCGGAACTTCGATATAGAGTACCCATTCCATCAATTCCTTTGCCATATCTGCAGCAGCCTTGTATACCTTGAGTACATCTGCATCAGCAGTAAGGTGTTGAGAAATATGGGAAATGAATAACTGATAGAAATCAGTGTAATCCTTTACGAAGTCCAGAGAAGCAACCCATTCTTCGGCAGTAGGTGTAGAACCTGCAGAACCGATAGTACCGGTGAACTTCTTTTCATCTTCGGTAGGAGCAGCACCACCTACGGTTAATGTGATGGCATTCTTAGTACCATCTACATTATCAGTAAGCCATTTGATAAGGTTCTCGAAAGAAGAACCAGCAACTACTACCGGCTTAATATATTCTGAATTCTTAGCAAATGCACTAAGAGCCAGGTAATCTACCGAAGTATCATTGTTTTCATCTGCAGTTTTGTAAGTGATTACTGGACCTTGTTCAAGTACCTGCCCATTGCCAGAATAGATTTTGTAATACAGGGTGTTAGCCTGTTTGTAGAAACCTACCTGGAAACTATCGGTACTACCGATTGGGTCTCCATAGCCTTTGGTTACTAAGCCTAAGCTATAGGTAGTCCCACTTGAGGTAATTGTGATGAGTGCTGCAGGTGTAGCCGGGTCTGGAGTAGCAGAAGCCGGTACTATACCTTCCTCTTCAGATTTAGCAGCAGCCTTTGTTTTACTTGCTGCAGTTGCAGCCACTGTACCCTGGGTAGCTCCCTTACCAAGTACTCGAATAACACGAAGCTTAGAACCACCTGTCAAGGCTTTTTCGATATTTGATACAGAACCATCGGGAACAATCTCAGAACCATAAATCCTTTGGAACTGAGAGAAAGTAGAGATGATTTCTGAGGGGTCATCGTATGGGCCCTTAGTAGTTCTAGCCAATACACAAGAAACTCCTAACATAGGAGTAGTTTGAAGAACATTGTTGTTCTTAAACTTAAAATCTACATGAGGTGAAGTTGGCATAATTCTATTGTGATTAAAGTTAATTACTCGTTTAATTTATACCCTAGAGTATTGTACCTATTCCTTAGGTATCTTCAACTCTAGCATTTCATTTTCGTTTTGTTCGAACAATCCAATGAGAGCAGTAATATCTTTGATAGGTGTAAGTGTACCTTCTTCCAAAAGCTTTTCTGGGAGAATACCATCTTTACATACGTAGGTATATACCTTCTCAAGTATACCCTGTTCTACATCGGGATGATCATAATAATTACCAATTTCAATGAATAGGTTTCCGGTTGGGTCAAGCCTGCCCTTGCTCCATTCCTCTAAGTCATTAAAGTATGGTCTTACATATCCTCTAGCAGGTAAGCCAGTATATAAGATTGTATGCAATAATCTCATATCTGCTTGTGTTTGAGAAACGAGGTGTATATCAACTGTGATATCTTTAGTTTCATAGGGAAACTCTGAAGCTTGGTAATTACCATCTTCTAACTTATCACCGATGATATATTTGTTCACTCCAATATCACCAGCATAATAACCTTGCAGTTCGATTGTTATTCTGGGAAGAGTCTTAGGTCCTTTTACTTGATTATTCCCTATACCAAACAAAGGTATAAACTTAGGCATACCCTTGATAGCCTCTGCGAAACGTTTTTCGTTTTCTTGAGACAAAGGTAAGAAGTCTTCGGGATTTAAGGTAAGACCCATTTCTAGCATTGTGCTGAGGAGACATATATAGAATGTTCTCTCAACTACTTCTTCTGAATTTACCATAATTAAACTTGGTCAGGGATAACTCTAAGTCCTTCATCTGCATTTGCCCAATTTACTTGGCCATCCCCTACTTGTATTTGAGCATCGACTGCTAGAATGTATAAAGCTCCAAAAAACCTACAGTCATAATGAACAGTACAGGTTAATTCATCAACACGGGTAGTTGCTGCTGCAGGATAATTCGTAAACCATAGTTTCCAAGGAATGGGTTCTCCACCTAGATTTGGGATATTACCCTTAACTGTTTCCCCAATCTTGGGTACTCTGAAGGGCCTAGTAAACGTAGCTACCTCTTCCCCATTTATAGTGTACACTATGTAACCTCTAAAGGTAGCAGTCTTCACAACAGGATTATTTACTACGTGACCCAATCCTACCACTGGCCTAATTTCATAAGTAACTACTTTAACACTTGGAGATTGGGTTATATTAAGGGCTTTCTCAAATTTTTCGTTTTGAATTAGCTTAACTACTCCGGTTCTTTCGATAGGGTCATAAGTACCTGACTGATACTCACTATTTCTTGATAGAGTTTTGATAATAGCTTTTCCTGGGTTATTACCTTCCCCTACTTCTTGAGTTACCTCTAACCAATCTACCGTAGTTTCGATTTTCCAATCTACTGCCCGATATTCATCCTGGGGTACATTGTTGAGGAACTTTTGTTGATAGCTATATACTTCTATCTCTAAAGTCTCACCTTTTTTAGTACCATCAAAGGTATGAGTAGTTACGTCTGGAGAAATACTCCAATAAGTATTCCAGGATTCTGCAGGAGTAGTATTGGCTTTCTGAACCAAGGTTACTTCTCTTTCTACGCCCTGTACTACTACCTTGAGAATCTGTTCTTTGATATTATCTCGGTCTTCATTTATTGCCTTCGGTTTTACACGAATAGTGGCAGTACCTGTTCCGGATAATGCGGATATTTCAAAATCTGCTGCCATTATTTTACCCTCCTTATTTCTTTTCTGATTTCATTTCGTATTTCCTTTTGTAAGGCCGCCTTTCCACCTGCAGCCTTAAATGCAGGACCCCAGAGAGGACGAGGTGGTAAGTTACCATCTCTACTACCATACTCGAGCATGATAGCAATCTGATTCAAAGTTTTTCTAGAAGTCTTACCTGTGTAGGTAATCTTCCTGATTCCAATTGGTAATCCTACAAAAGTCCTCTTCTTACCTTTTACTATGGTAACGGACTTTGCATATTGACCAGTAAGGTTTAGCATGGTATGTTCTCCATACTTCTTAATGGTACCCGGAGAATGGGGTGGCCAAGATACTCCAGAACCCTTTGGAGGCATACCCGTATTTAAACTACGCCTTACTATACGAAGAAGTTGATTGCCAAACTTCTCTGTACCTTTCGCATAGCCTTTTGTTAAGATACTTGGGGTTTGAGCAATCAACCTTTCTGCACGAGCTTGTTCTCGTTTATCTACGTATATTTCTAGTGAACCAATTGGGGTCGATAGATTAATATTAACCGACTTACTTGGCATGTTACTTGTCTTTAAATAATCCCAGCTCTTCAGCAATTTTCTTCAGGAGTGCTTCTGACCTATTCAATCTGACATCCACATTACCCATATAGGCTTTAAATTCTTCGAACTCAGGAGCTGGTTTACCGGGTTCTTTGTAATTGATAGAGCCTAAGATTTTATCACATTCTGATACAATTGCCTCATACCTTTCTCGGTTATTGATTTTAAACACTAAAGTAATATTCATAAGTAATCACTGCTGCAAGCTGAGTTACATTGATGGTAAGTTCCCAACCATCATCATCGTTTTCTGCTTGCCTTAATTTAATGGTACCAGACCTTTGTGTATCTACCGTATTTTCAGTAGTCTTTACGGTAATATTATATGAGCCATTAGAGCCTGGTATCATTAAAACTGAAGATACCCAAGAAGGTTTTGAAGTTACCGTTAAATCTAGGGCATATCTGGTATCTATTTCAGAACCATTTATTATCTTAGTTTTAAAAGAATAGGCTGTGGGTATTAATGTATCACCACCAAGAGCAGAAATATTACCAGCATTGGCAGTTTTAGTACCCGTAGGAGAACTAAAAGCCAGGTAATATTTATAAGATACTGAAGCAGCACTCTGAGTAACTGTAATTGTCTTAGTAGTTGCCCCACTATAGGTTGCAGTTACTACACAGCTTCTACTTGAAGTACCCGAGTTCTCTGTAGCAGTAAGTACCGTCTTAGCAGCATTCAAGCTAAAGCCTGTACCACTTGCACTAACCGTAGGTGTAGCACTCTTCGAAGAACCTGCACTGGTTGACCCTGAACTCCAATGGTTAGTAGTAGGTATACTTACACTGGCATAAATATTAACACTACCTCCTGAATTAGAGATAGAGTATGAACTTGCAGATAAGCTTATTACTGGAGTACCATCAGTAGTACTGGTAATTTTATTCTCTGCCTGATATACATCGAGAGTGGTAGATTTCGATTTACCATTCAGAGATACCGTACAAGTAAGAGAGCCTACCCTTGTTCTAGCCTTCGATGTAGTTCCCAAAGAACTTGCACTAACGGCAGTACCATAAGAAATACTAGCACCAGTTGTAACCGTACCTCCTCCCGTAGTAGAACCATTCCATCCCCAAGTCTGCGAATAACTTGGTACTGTTGTAAATGAACTTCTTGTTCCACCCGATGCAGGGATATCAGATACTGCTCCACCACTTAAGGTAATTTCACTGTAAGTTCTATATCCAGCAGATTGAGAACATGAGATTGTTAGTTTCTTATTGGTTTCTGCCTGGGTTAATACTACACTACCCGACTTTGTCGAAGTAGATGTATTATTTGCCATAGTTACCGAAGTACCAGTACCGGTAACTCCCGTATTAGCCCGGGTATAACTTAAGGAAACTTGACTACCATAGGTATGTCCATTTCTGTATTCTTGTTTGTAGGAAGTTACAGTAAATGTTTTCGTTCCTCCAGTTGCCCCAAATGACATTGAGGTTGGGTTCACTGAGAAAGTCTGAGTCCAACTTTGAGAGGCTGCTGCCTGAGACCAACCGATAGCAAAAGTTTTACCAGAACCTTGTTGGGTTATTACCCCATCTGTTTTAGACCTTGCAGTTAGGTTTAAGTTCTCCTGAGCAACCCAACCTCCTGCATCAGACCGGGATATCCAAGAAGGTAATCCAGAAATATTATAACTTACACTTTCTTTAATACCAGTAGCTACCCCATCTAAAAACTTTTCCCTATTAGAAGTACCTCCAAATCCTTGAACGGTATTAGTAGGATTACCTCCTAAGGCCGTAAAATTTAAAGTAGTATTAGAAAGAGTAAATGTATACTTATAGGTTACCTTATGAATATCCTCAAGTTTAACAGCCTCGTTATTACCATAGGAACTAGCATTGGAGATTTCCAAGCCAACGTAACTTTCCCCCGTTCCTGTAGGGGTGAGTGCTAACAATTCAGCCTTGGTAGGGCAGTCATTACCATCCTTACCAAGGCCTACTTTAGTTTTGACAGCACTCCATGTTGCTATCTCTCCCATATTAATCTACATCTTTAAGATTTCTGAGTTCTGAGATTTCAGCCTTCAAAGCCTTAATCTCTTCGTAAAGAAGTTTGATACCCTCGATTGCCAGAGTAGACATCTTATGGTACTTAACTTGTTTTACCAATACGTATTCTTCACCATCGATAACAACCGTTTCGAATTCCTCGGGATTAGGAACTGAGTCCTTAGTTCTTGGGTCTTCTTCCACATAGTTATTAAATCCAGCTGCTTCCAGACCTTGTGCAATGGTACCCTCATCTTCCTTACCATCCATGATAAAGGATTCTGTAGGTATACTGCAAATCTGTTCCAGAGTATGGGTTAACGGTTTGATGTTAGATTTCAATCTTTCATCGGAAGACTCTTTCCAGAAACCAGAAGGAGCAGTAGTCTTAGCAAATACTACATTGTCGGTAATTGCCAATCCTAACTGGGTTCTTGTTACTGAATGGGGATTATCCTTTCTACCTGCATGGTTATCGATAGAAGTTTGAGCAGCAGTACCTGCAGCCTTAGCATTAGCAATAGCCGTAGCTTGAACAGTAGATACTGGTTTATCAGCATCCGATGTATTGTTAACATTACCTAAACCTACCTGAGTCTTGGTTACTACATGAGGATTACTCTTATTGGCAATATGCTGATTTACCTTAGTTTCCAATGCCGTTAAATTGGTATCGGTATTACCTACCGCTTCATCGATGTAAGTCTTCAATTCTGTTCTAAGAGAATTGATGGCATTAGCTCTGTTGGTAATTTCGTTTGCCAACCCGGTTACTGTATTATCCAGATTCTTCTTATCGGCAGCAGTCATTACACCAGCTACGGTTTGTGTAGCTGCCGGGATATCGAAAGCATGTCCAGATTCGTTTACTGCAAAACTACCATCCTCTTTTCTTTCTGCCAACCAGTAAGCTATAGACAACTTAGTAGCAGAAGTAATCAGATTAATTAGGTTACCCGAGTTCTCCAAATCTCTACCCAAGATATGGTCAGGCAAACTGTTAATCTTAGCAAGAAGAGCATTATCTGCATTGGTACGATTTGTAGTTTCTGTAGTTATCTGATTAGGTAAAGTAGTGTCAAGCTTAACTTTATCGGTAGCAGACATAACTCCAGCCTGGGATGCTGTAGCAGCAGTAATCTGAGAATAATGATCTTGAACATTACCGTTGCCAAACCAACATTTGAAATTCAATCGTACAGTACTTGCTTGGTAAGTGTTGTTATCAAAATGGGATACACCATTAGTCTTCAAAGAAGCAATCTGGTTTTCTAATTCTTTACCTCTACCACCATCAAAAGCAGTACCAGTAATTTGCCCAAGAATAAGTACCTGAGCATCTAATCTTGCAAAGATAGTACCTGTCCAACGGAATTGGTAAGGAGGTTCACCATTGGTGATATTGATATAAATCTTACCAGCTTCTCCAGTGAGGGCATTTTGATGAGCTGCATCTGAATACAATTTGATATTCGTAAGTTCACCAGTAGCGGATTTATCATAGGTAGCATATACATCGATGATGTCATCTACATATGAAGGTAATTGGTTAGCCGGTACTGTACCATTTGCATCGAGAGAAGCAAATCCATTAGCTTTACCTTTCGTAGCAACAAAGGCATCATGTTTAGCTTCTAGAGCATCAATATTTGCCTGCAACTTATTATCAAGTGCAGTATCTGCTGCTGTTCTATCAGAAATCTCTTTATCGATTCTTGCACCCAATGCAGTGTCGGCATCTGTACGAGCTTTTGCTTCATCAGCTACTGCTTTAGTGAACTTGGTATCAAGAGCAGTATCTGCATCTTTACGGTCTTGGATTTCTTTGTTCAGGGCAGCTGTAGATTCATTACCTAAAGCCTCGATTGCATCCTTGCGGTCTTGAACCTCTTGAGCAATAGCATCTGGTAAGGTCTCATCAAGATTTACCTTATCAGCAGCGGTCATTACACCGGCCTTTTCCTTAGTTGCCTTAGGTATGGAAATATTATCTGTCCCCTTCGTTTCATAAATACCCGTCTCTTCATTCTTTACTGAAGGTTGAGAAACAAGGTCTACATGTTCCGCATAGGGTACTGAATTGCGATGATAACTTACAAACTTTGGAGGAAGAGAATCGAACAACTTCTTATCGGCAGCTGATTGTACACCAGCCTTTTCAGGAGTTGATGAAGGCAAAGTAATTGGGTTCTGAACTGTAGTACCATCTTCAACATTAGTCTTAGTAGCAGCAATTCCCACTGTGGTTTCGTTAGGAGTAACGGCACCCAAAGCAAAGTTAGCGGTATTGATTCTGTCCAATTCTACCTTATCTTTCGCAGTCATAGTACCAGCCTTATCTGCCGATACTACCGGTAAATCGAAAGTTTCAGTAGTGTCATCATTCAACCCATTGTCCTTAGTTATGGTTACTGTAACCTTATCGGCATCGGATGCTGCTGAGATTTCTGTAATAGCATTGGGGTCTAAGCCATCAAGCTTAACCTTGTCTGCTGCAGACATAACTCCTGCAAGAGTTTGGGTAACGGGTAAAAGGTTTTTGGTTGCCTCTACCTCATCACCGTACTGGTTATTTTCCTGGTCCTTAGTAGAAGTTTTTACTTTGAATGTAAGTTGAGTATCATTACGAGTTATGGCACTTACATCCGTAACCATAGTATCAGGCAAAGCATCAGAGGTACCTTCTTCAGCTACCAGTCTTTCCTCATGGTCATTGGTAATTGACGTGAACTTGTTATCCAGAGCAGTATCTGCATCAGTCCTATCTTGGATTTCTTTATCAATACGAGCATTGATTTTCTTATCTTCTGCGATACGAGCAGCTTCCTCTGCATCGATATTATCTTGAAGAACTTTATCAGCAGCAATTCTTTCTTCTCTTTCCGTGTTGAGATCAGAGGTATTCTGGTCAATCTTTGCCTCCAATCGGATATCTTCAGATTTACGAGCAGCAATTTCACTTTCCAACAAATCCTTGATGGCCGTGTAATTACCATTAATGTTATCTTGAATACCCTGGATTAATTCCAAGTTACGTTGGATATTTGCCGAGTTCTGGTTTACCAAAGCATTGGTAGCATTCAGAGAAGTTAATAACTCTGTACGAGTTTCACTAACGAAAGTCCTCAAATCATTTACCGTTGTGGTAAGAGTAGTACTCAAATTAGTGAAAGACTGCTGTAGGTTATCATCCCCCTGTTCACGCAAATTCTTTTCGGCAGTAAGCTTATTCTCCAATTCGGTAAGCTTAGCAGTCATAGTTGCAGCGAAGTTGGGGTCATCGCCTAATGCCTTAGCAATCTCTGCTAGAGTATCAAGTACTTCAGGTGCAGAACCAATAATCTTTTGAATTGCCTCTTCTACTTGTTCGGCATTCTGGAAATCCGAGTCGTTGAGCAATTCTGATACCTTTGTGATGTAGTTAGCATGCTCCCCAATGCCATCAAGTTTAGCATACAGAAGGTCAGTAAAATCATTTGCCGAAAGACCTTTACCATCTACCTTGTCTACCTTCTTATTATCCATTGCCTGGTCTGCAGCAGTACGGTCTGCCTTTTCCTGAGCAATAGCATTATTAATAAGGGTATCTTGGTTAGCACGTTCTGTAGCTTCCTTATCGATATTAGTCTGTAACAGAGTATCACCTGCCAGACGATCATTTTTCTCAGTAAGGATATCTTGGTTGATAGCAGCCATGTCATCCTTATGGTTCTGAAGATTAGTATCAATCTTTGCCTCAAGAGAAGTTTCCTTGGCCATTGCCCGGTCTTTCTCTATATTGATTGCAGTGGTATTATTCTTAACCTGCTCTTTGAGGTCATTCATAGCAGTCGTATTACCTGCTTCTAGAGTATCAATACGAGCTCCCAATGCAGTATCAGCCGCAGCTCTGTCCGTTTTCTCTTGGTCAATCTTGGTATTCAATTTACCTACCTCTGATTCCAAAGCTTGCTTGGTGTTATCCAACTTAGCCGTGAATTCTGTAGACAAGGCTTTATCTGCAGCAGTACGGTCTGCTACTTCTTTGTCAAGATTTACCTGAAGAACTTGGTCTGCTGCGGTTCTTTCGACACGTTCGGTATTGAGGTCAATATTTACATTATCGATACGAGAACTCAAGCCACTGTCTGCATTGGTACGGTCAACGATTTCCTCGTTAATCATATCCTTAACTTCCTTGTAGTTATCACCTACAGTCTTAGTTAAGTTAGTGATAGCTTCTGAGTTTCTTTCTATATCGTGCTGATTAGTAGCGATGGCAGTAGTATTCGCATTAACCTGTTCCGTAAGTTCATTACGAAGAGTGTTAATAGAATCCTGAATGCTCAAAGCCAATTCTGAAACACGTTTGTTTACGTTATTCAGACTTACGGTATAAGCATCATCAGCAGTCTTTCTGTCGGCAATTTCCTTATCCAAACTTGCCTGGATTGCAGTATCTGCATCTTTACGGTCTTGGATTTCTTTGTTCAAGTTATCCTTAACCACATTAAGAGCAGTATCACTTGCAGTGGATTTATTGTCGATGTATTCTTTCAGTTTAGTTTCAAGAGCAGTATCTGCAGCAATACGGTCTGCTTTTTCGGTAGCTACTTCTGCACTGTTTGCAGCATCACCAGCAATACGATCTTCCTTCTCTTGGTTAATCTCCTCAGTTAAGGCAGCTAACTTCTTAGTGATAGTTGTAGCAAAATTGGGGTCATTACCAAGGGCATCAGCAATTTCCTTCAAGGTATCAAGTACCTCAGGAGCAGAGCCTACGATTTTCTGAATAGCAGCGTTAACTTGCTCTTCATTTTGGAAGTCCATATCATTAACCAACTCAGAGAGCTTGGTAATGTAATTGGCTTTCTCTTCGATACCGTCAAGCTTAGCTTTGAGAATATCCGTAAAGTCATTCTTAGTCAATGAATAACCTTCACGTTTATCTACCTTCTTATTATCAAGAACCGTATCTGCATCTTTACGAGCCTGAGTTTCAGTAGCAATAGCTTCCAACAATTGAGCTTTATCTGCTTGACCTTGGAGTTTTACATCCTCAATCTTATGGTCCAAAACCAAATCCTGAGCAGCACGAGCAGTAGCTTCGGAATCAATATTATTCTGAAGTACCTGGTCTGCAGAGGTACGAGCTTGAGCCTCTTGGTCAATCTTACCTTGCAAAGCATTATCTGCATTGGTACGGTCAGCTACCTCTTTAGAGATTTCGTTGTGGAGAACCTGGTCCTCAGAATGACGGTCTACTGCTTCCTGGTCAATCTTACTCTGCAATGCTTGAGTATCTGACTGGCGATTAGTGATTTCCTCATTAATCTTCGAATCCAGAATAGTATCTGCATTCGTACGATTAGATACTTCTTCAGCAATCTTAGCTTCAAGGGCAGCCTTGTCGTTGATATGAAGAGTTTTGAGCTCATTTACACTTTCTTTGATTTCGTTATCGGCAGCGATACGTTCGTCCTTTTCTTGTTGGATGAGGCTCTTAAGTTCATCCTTAATCTCCTCGCTCTTATCGTTTACCTTATCATTGAGGTCCTTGATATCTTCGGCATTCTTATCTGCCTTAGCTTCTACCCGGGCAATGTCAGCTTTCAAATCTGCCTTAACCGTATCAATCTTATTGATTAACTGTTCAGCAGCATATTTCAAGTTGTCATCTACCGCAGCAATAGCAGCACTCAATGCAGCTTCTGCTTCCTTAGCACGATTAATCTCTTCACTAAGAGAAGTACGAAGCTCGGTAAGTTTATTAGTGATAGTAGTTGCGAAGTTGGGGTCATTACCCAATGCTTCTGCCAACTCCTTAAGAGTATCAAGTGCATCATCAGCACCATCAACCAGGTCACTGATTGCCTTCTTAACATCCTCTTCAGTTTGGAACTTGAGGTCATTTTCAAGCTCTGAAACTTTAGTGATGTAATTGGCTTTCTCCTCGATGCCATCCAGTTTAGCCTTAAGCTCGTCTGTAAAGTCATTCTCGGATAAGTCATAACCTTCTCTCTTATCTACCTTATTCTTGATAGAAAGTACGAAGGCCCAGAACTCATTAATAGTTCCGGCAAAGCCAGCACGAACAAAGTCATCGTAGTAACCCTGTAACAACCGCTGGTCAATTTCTTCGCAGGTATAATACTTACTTACATACATATTTTTAAAAATTTAAGGATTAATTACTGCACGTTGACGACCCAGTAGGAATTCAGAGTCTATATCTCTGAAAGGTTCTCCTTCTGAACCGCAGAAAGCATTCTTTGGTACATCTGGGTTTTCTGGGTCTACATCTCCACCGTCCTCAATATCTCCCCGTATGCAAGCATAATCAGGAAGCCTATTTACCCGGAACTTAATTACCTGGCCAATACCAGGATGAGGTATGATCTTATCCCAAATATCCCCGAAGTAATCTTGAAAGCAGGTGACAAATTTGTTTCCGGTCATCGATTGAAATGCCGTTACATCATTGCCATTACCTTTCATTTCAATATGAACTCCAGAGGTACCGTTAAGGATAACCAAGTTACTATCAAACCAAATTCCGTTGTTGGTAGTAATTGGTGTCCACCTCAGTACTAACATCTTTGCCATATACTTTATTTTTTATTCTACAAATTCTACTTTTGTATCTCGGTCTCTCTTTAGGATAACCATGAAAACCAAAGCCTCATCCTTAGCTTGAGCCGTTTGAGTATCACCTGATGGCTTATAAACTATACCGTTGATTACAAACCTATCCTGTTCCCAATTAAAATCCCAATAACCCTCCGGTGTAAGATAACCGATTTGTTCTATATAAGATTTAGAAATTAGTATTGATAAGTTTTCATCATCCAATTCTCCAGTGATAGTTGCCTTATTGATAGGCCAGTTTCTGAAAGCATTGTAGTAACATAATGCTTCGATTTGGATGTTATAATATTTAGGTATACTATCCTCAGCATGGCTGAGAAGTTGGTTAACGTTTTTTGCCCAAGTGATGGTTTGTCTACCAGCATCCCAATCTAAGAAGTCAGTGATAATCTTCTTGTATCTATCCCAAGAGCGGTTCTTTACCATTCTCCAGGGTTCTTTTGTCATAACTCGGTAAGGATTGATTTATTACCACCTTTCACAGGAGTACTTGGATTAGGTCCATCCAATACACCTGGTTGCCTTCGGTTAACTACTCGAGGAACTACTGTTCGTGATACAGCATCACAGAATGGCAGATATATTTCCAATCTTGAAGCTAACATACAAAGGTTCTTTCTTAATTCATCTATTAAGCCACCCGGTTGCATTGCTTGAGAAAGTGTTTTCCATAATGAGCTTGCAGCTTCTGCCAAGGTGTCGTAATATTGAACTTCAGTAGGCCCAGTAGTGATTTGTTTAATCCTATCACCTCGGGCAAGTTCAGGTTTAGAAGTACCATCACCGGTTTGCTCTTTGGTAGATGTAATTTGACTTAGATATTCGGAAGTACTTGTCAATAGATTAAGTATCTTCACATTAAGAAAGTCCCATGCTGCCAATTCCATTATTAATTGGTTTTCTAGTGCTTCATACCATAATTCATCAGTATATTTATCTGGTGCTATTGCATGGTTTACTAGTGGCCCAATATAATATTGCCATTTAGTGATGTATATAGATTTCTCTTCCCTGGTCATACCATCGGATATTTCTGAAGGTATGTAGTAATCGATTAAGTTATATATTGTATCGGCTAATGCCGTATGACCATAATCACAAACTACCAGAGTCTTATCTACGGTAAGGTCTAAACCGGCAGAGTTAGTTACGTGTAAGGTAACTGTATAAAAACCGGGAGTTTCATAAGAATAGGAAACATGTCTTCCACCATTGAAAACCTCTCCCTTATCATCGCCAAAGTCCCAGTCAAAAATAGATTTGGCCGGGACTTTGGATATGACTCTGAATGAAACTTCCAGACCTGACGTAACGTACAAAAAGTCTAGATTGTCTTTCATATTAGTCTGTCTTATGTAATTTTCATAGACTACCCTTTAGAAGAGGATTCAAAATCTTCCAGCAAAGCCTGCAACAGAGTCTCTACTGTATCGTTCGGTTCTGCTTCGATTTCGTGGAGTTTTGCAACCAACTTCAGTTCCTCAAGAGAGTAAGCCTTTGCAATTTTTTCCAAAGTCATGCCCTTTTTGAACTGAGCAGTCAATCTCTTGTCCATCTTTTCGATGTCGGCTTCCGAATACTTTTCGATATCGGTTTTGTCGGCAACGATAATCAGATGACCTGCAGCGATAGCCTTTTGGATTTTCGGTGATCTCCATTGACGGCGGCTGAGTTCTTTATCTTCTCCTTTACATACGGTAATCCCCGTTGATTGGTCATGAAAACTGTAAGCTCTTGGTCCCACAGTTACTGTATATTTTTCTTTAGCCATATTTTCTAAGATTTAAAAAGTGATAAAGAGAGGATAGGCTTTTTAGTTCCTACCCTCCCTTGGGAATTTATATAGATAAAACCGGACTACCTTATTCAAGGTTTACCATCAAGTAAGGGTCAACGTTCATGAATTCGGGGAATCCATTTTCGCTAAATTTCTTGTCGGCAGCCAGCAACAGAGTTGCATCCTGGTACATCTTAGAGAAACCAGTAGTCAAGCTAGCGTAGATTGCTTGAGTTTGGTTAGAAACGATTCTCTCTGATTCCAGCATCAACTGACGAGCAGTCAGCTTAATCAAAGCAGCAGATGTATCAATCAGCAACAGCTGTTGGTCTGGAGTACCCGGGTGGATGTAGAAGTCGGCATTCTTGGGAACCGGAGACTTCACATTCAGTGTAGCTTCAGTTGTACCAGAGTGACGGTCTTTAAATTCCGGCAAGTTCAACATTTCGATTGCTTGGTCTTCACCACCAATCATTGTCTGGAAGTTACGTCCCATACGAGCAGCACGTACCCAGATATGCAGAAGGTCTTTGTAAGTGATACCGTTGGTTGTTTCGTATACACCAATTACCGGGGCAGACTCAGAGCCATCAGGTTTGTTACCATTGATAGCCACGTCCATAGCCAGAGTATCCAGAGCATAACCCAACTGAACACCAAAGTCACGAAGGTAGATTCCCAGGACATCGAGTGAAACATAGTTACGAACTTCGTCAGTAAGTTTGAAGCCTTTTCCGATTTTGAAGAGGCTAACTGATTTCTGTCCGAAGCTAACATCACCCAATGGGATAGTTTCTGCCTCGTTAACCTTTGCAGGTGCAGCATCCGACATGTTAACCATCGGCATGATTGCTTGCAAACCATTGATAGGTTGGTCTGATGCAATGATGTTCGGATAGAACGGTGCCTGGCGCATACCCAGAGTGATAGCCGAGCGAATGATTTCCGGAACAATCCAACGAACATTCTGCTGAGGCATAGTGAAGATATTCTGCATGGTATCAACTTTCGGATTGATACCCATCTTTTCGAACAGTTCATCTTCGGAAATACCCCATTTACCGGTAACCAACTCTCCCAAGGTAATTTCTACAGGCTTCTTTTTCTGTGAACCGGAACGTACAGCTTCCAAGCTTCTTACCATTTCCGGCAGCTCATTCATAAAATCCTGAGCCTTCATTTTTGTAATATCAATTTGTCCCATAATTTCTTTTTGGTTTAACGGATGAGTACTTGAATTACATCATTTGCCTCATCTGCAGGAGTGATGGCAATGAATTGTGATTCATCTGTAGCGGCTTCAGCGATTGTGAAACGGTCATGCAAGAGGTCTGCAGTTGGGTTAATGTAACCACAATGTAGAGCTTCTTTTGCAACCCAATTCAAAATCATATAGCCTTGAACTGCTACGGTTACTTCTACTGGGAAGTTACGTTGAGGTTGGTAAGCAGGATTGACATTGTCAGTTACTGCTATACCCAGATATACCTGGCTACCAGTACCACCCGGGATAAACGGTTCAATCAAACCGTCAATACCCAAAGCAACTGCCATGCCCTGTACAATCTTTGTGTCAGCCTTTACATTGAAGGCTTGGTGCAATTTGTGTGATTCACTCTTGTAAATCACCGCTCTCGGAGTTCTTTCTCCAAAGAGAGTCATTTGCTGAGGATCGTTTACGATTTTAGTCATAACTCTAAATATTTATATGATAACTTACTTGATTTTCTTCTTGTACAGACTGTCGAGTACGCTGCCGGTTGAAGAAGGTTCTTGGTTCTGGGTAGTGTCTTCGGTTCCAGTCTTACCCTGAGTGTCATCTTCGCTTACAGAAGAAGCACGGTTAACGTCCTTAGAACCGCATTTTGCACAAGTGAGAGGGAACTTCTCTTCCAAGCGAGCTTGGTAATCCTTAGTCAAGGAAATAAGAGTAGTGATGCCAGTAGTTTCTGCATTGAGCATCGTAACGATTGTCTCATCTGCATTTTCACCCATCAACTTCTTGTAGGTTCCTACGGCATTCTCACGGAGAGAAGCAATGTGATTTTTACCTACCGTTGCCATTTCTGTCAAGTTTGCAACCTGAGCATTCAGATTAGTAACCTGTTCCGTAAGAGAATTTTTCTCTGTAGTAAGGTTATCAACAGAAGTTTGCAATTCGTTTCTGGATGATACCAAATTCTGAATCAAGGATACCGCAGCTTCCTGGGACATCTCTTGACCTTCTCCCAAGGTAAGCATATCCTTACCAAACAGAGATTCGAGAAATTCTTGTAATTCTTTGTTCATATTTTCTTTATTATTGGTTTTTGATTTCTCATCGCCTTCTTGGTTATCATTAAAAGAACCTTGAGTATCGTCCTTTTCCTGGAAGGATGAAAAGTCTGATTTGTAATCAGTAAAGAAGTATTGCTTGGATTTATCATCCCGGTATTCTTCGTAGGATGACCAAGTTCTTTTGGCAAATGTAGGATTGATAATTTTACCATCAGAACCAATCTTCTGGGCAAATGAATCAGCACCATGAGATACCAAAGAAGTTTCCATATACCGAACCACCTCGGTAACAACTCTTCGTACCATAACTCCCTTAGAGTCATAAGTACCCAGTTTTTGGTAGAATTCATCATCCTCCATACATGGATGAGATTTGTCCCATTTAAACTGTACTGTAACAGAGTTACTGTGAATTGAAGGAGGTTCCATAAGAATGCCTCTAGCAATTCTTGGGTTTGCCTTACCATCAATCTTCAGAATACCATTGATACCTCCAGGGATAGTGAAGCTACCATCCTTGTAAGCCTCTTGCCACATTACTTGAGATACAGCACCAATTGCATTACCAATGTTAGTTTTATGGTCGCAATTTACTGTTTGCCCAAGTAACATCTTCATAGAAGCTTTGAGTACTCCATTTTGACCGAAGTCTGTCGGATTCCAGTTCTTAGATACAATCGTTTCCGAAAGTAATCTGAACATTGGTTCGATAAATTCTTCGTCCTTGGGAGTAAGTTCTGATTTATCCAGGTTAGGATAATAGGTGTTGTAATCTATATCCCCTCCCCAAAATCCAAATTGAGCAATGGTGTCCGGTGTAGGATTCTTCCATTTGTAATAATTCTCTGAGAAAGTCTGAGCCCCAACTGCTTCTGGGATATACCCAGCCATGATGGTATGGCCCTGACCTATCGTCATTGAATCAAGATGCTCTTTGTTTTTCTTTGTAAATTTACTCATCTTGGTTTAGTATTTTGGTCCCCACGAGAAGGAGCCGGGTTATTCTTATCTCTTGACCTACGAGCAGATTGGTTTTTATCATCCTGCCTTTGTTTTTTCTTGGTACCTTCTTGTGGGTCACCTCCACCCTTAGAGAATTGGTCCTCAAGTGAAACTCTTGGTTCATTCTCATCTGGGGAATCATAACCCATTTCCCAAGCATATTGTTCCTGGCTAATAATACCTGCTTTGTACAATAAGTCAAGGTTCTGTATCTTATACTGACGACCTTGTTGGATTTTGACTTCATCAGAAACTGTAGAAGTTCCCCAATCAATCTTCATCCCCTTATTATTAAAGCCTGCCAGACGGAGTTCTAGAGAATAAAGTCTTTCCAATACATAAGCAACAAGCATTTGTATATTTTTTAACTGGCTAATCATCTTAGACAGCATTATGCCCGTTGCACCTTCACCAGTAGTGGCAGATACCCCAATAATAGAACCGTTAACTCCAAGGCCATTAGCAACTGATTGTTGATTCATATTCCAAGGCTTCTCTATATTACCCATCTCTTTGGTAGTAGAGTTTAGCTTGAATTCATGGTCATCAATATAACCAGCTACTACTCCATCCTTCATACCCTCTCTAACATTACGTTTAAGTTGGTTAAGTTCTCGATTCAATCTAGCTTCGTAGGCTTGAATACTTTCGTTGGGTTTTTGGTTAGATTTTTGCATCTTAGCTTCAAGGAAACCAACCATACCACAAATCTCCATGATATGTTTGAAGTTAACCTTCATATCATTTTGACCTTTTAGGGAATCCAATGCAGGCATGAAAGGTGGAACTCCATAAGGTTCATCAGTATCATTAAACATACCGACATAGAAGTAAGTTTCTGGGTTCAGCTTAATGTAATCTTGTTGCTTCATCCAGAAATTATTGTTCTTCTGGTAAGGAGAATACACCCCATTTAATTCCCGTTTAAACTTGATATACTCTGGTTTAAGGAATAATACTGTTGCCAAACCATCAAGCTTATCATTGGGAACTCCCTCTACAGATATTGCCCCACTTACAAGAAGTTGAACAATCATTTTGTTAACCAAACCATCTATACCTGCCGTATACCGAGTCCAACCTTTAGTAGCTTCTTTGAGATGTTCTCTCATCTTAGATGCTTCGGCATCGGTATTATTAGGGAAAGTTACAGTATGACCGGTGTTAGCTAACTTAAACATATCCTGCAATGCAATGCCCATATCGGGATTTACCTTGTATAAATCCCTGATTAAAGGTATTACATCAACACGAAAAGAGGGTTCAACTATTTTAGTTAACCCTTGTAATGATGCTATTAAGTTATCGCTATCATCGTCAACTGAAACTCTACCTGGTGAGATAGGTGTAGATGGCTTTGCTTCCTTATTCTGGGAAGAATCATTCTTGGGAGGGTCCTTTTTACGGCCCCAACCCCAATTAAAATTGAAGTACTTTTTCATCTTGGTTGTACGATTACGTTAGTTTTTCCTTTCCTTATGTGATTAGTGATTGCTTTCCCAAAGATGTCATCATCGGAATATACATCACCCTCTAAGTCTACATCCACTGCAGAGTTATTTGCTCTGTGTTTACCCATTGCAACAGGTCTACCAATACCATCATAAATGAAAGTATAAGCTTCCTGAACGAAAAATGGGTCTTTGATAATTACATTATCATTTCGGATATCCTCTTCTAGGTTCTCTATTATCACTGAACGATTCTTGGTGGTGGTTAACCAACCAGGAGATTTATCCATCTCTGGTCGGCTTTTGCCCTTTTTCTTGAGCATCTTTTGGTAGTAATACAAATTCGGATAACCTTCATCCTGGAGTTTAGAGGTTACTGCTAAACCAACGTCATTGGATTCTGGAGCTATCAATGCTTGATTAAATAACATCCCAGTATCACCAAGTAACTTAGCATAGGTACCCACTGCCATTCTTCCCTTGTATATACATTGTTCTTCACCTTGCTTATCCATGCAAGTAAATGAAGAGTAGTCAGTAGCTCTACCAGTTGAAACGTCAGCACCAATGAAATATTCTTTGTCATCTTCTGGTTCACAGAACTGCCTATACTGACCATTGAATCTCCTCTTTATCACTGGGTAATCACTAAGGCAGTCTTCGATAGCTTTGATGTCAGCTAAATCGAAGACTGTGTTACCTGATGATAAGAAGTCACCATCAATTTCTTGGGCAGTTCGTTTAGCTCCCAAGGCAGAAGACATTTGATTGTACCAATTAATGTCTCGTTCTGGGTGCATTTGCCAGTATAATCGAATTGGATTGAATGGGTTTCCTCCAGCAATAGCATCTACCCAAGTTGAATGATAGAAGTTACCTACACCGTAAGGAGTTGAATTGACGATAGCAGCACCACCAGTGGATAGTGTTGGAAAGGCTGCTGCCCAAATCTGAGCTGCCCACCTAACTATTGCTGCTTCGTCAATTACCAGGAGTGAAAGTGATTCAGAACGACCGGCTTCTGATGAGGTCGGAATTGATTCAATGAAAGAACCGTTATCGAATTCTATCATTGAAGCAGAACCATATTCTCCAGTTCTACCATTTATGATTGGTGTTTGTAAATACCAGGGCAAATTCTTGTACATGAATTTAATTTTCTTCAGTACCTTTTTTGCTGTGGTGTCCTTAATAGAGATGATGTTAATCTTCTTGTTAGGATGATACATAGCCAACCATAGGCAGTACATTGAAATAAGCTCTGTAATACCAGCCTGACGAAATTTCAGGATGATATTAAATCTTTCGGCAATGAAGTTATACAGAACTGATTTCTGAAAGGGGTATAGGTCGAATCTTACCTTTCCCAATACTGGGTGTATCACATTACAGAAAAGGCTAAAATAGAAAACATCTACTGAAACCCTTGAGAGATTTGCAAGCTCTTCTCGAGTTAAAGTATTTCGAATTTCTGAGATAGTCTTTGCCATATCTAAAAGTTATACGTTATTTGAAATTCGATGTCAGTACCTATCCCAGATTTTATCTTCGGATAGTAAAATGTATTGACCCCGAGTTTGTAATTAAATCTCTTAGTCTTGATTGAAAGACCAGCTCCCATATCGAAGAGATTATTGAAAGGTCTGTATTTGCCATAAACGTATGGACTAAGTGATAACTTTACAACTTTCTTTCGAGTTAATTGACCCTCATACCAATTGTAGTTGTACTTATCCAAGTCGATATTGAATAGTCTAGTTGAATAAGTTCCTGATTGTTGGTTTAGGAAACTTAGGTTCAACTGATTCTTCTTTAAGACAACTTGAACCAGGGAATCTTGTTTACTGATAACTGGCTGTCTTATGGAATCAGGAAAAAGAGTTGACTGCTTCTTGTTATCGTAAACTAAGATTTTACCTGGTTGAGTTTCTTCAGAGTACTTCTTCTCTGGTTTGAATGGTTTGTCTAAGTGGACTGTATCTGGGATTTCATTGACCGCTTGATTCAAGGAATAAACTTCTCGAGTTAGTTTGTAATTCCTGAAGCAAAGGTAAATAGTAAATCCTAGAAGTACAATGAACAAGGCCCATTTTAATTTCTTCATGGTTTTTCGATTTTAGTGAAAACTGGGTACTCACTCGTTTCCTTGTTTTCCCTTAACAATCCCTTTCTTACCTTCAGTATAGATTTCTTTTATGTTTAGCTTAGCTTTCTTTCCAGAAAGCACTTTCCTAAAAAAGAAAAATATATAAAAAGAAAAAAGGGTTTTCAAACAGCTCAAAAACAGCTCAGTTTAGCTACTCTTCTTTTTGAGGCATTTCTTAAACCAAATCCCCACTTCATAAACCGAACCCTTGGCAATCGTATATCTTGCCTTGTTTAACCAGTAATGGTGATTTTTAAAATCCCCCTCATAGGTATCACCTCTGGTAGTTTTGTAGAGGTAAATTTTAAATTTCTCTGGGAATCCCATAATTGCCTTGAAATCCTCAATTCCCAAAGGGTACCCATCAGGTCTAAATTGCCTATCAGCAGGTCTTAGGGTTAATGGTGGTTTATCATCTTCCAATCTGTATACTCCTGGGAGAGTACTCATCTTAGCTGTCTTGATAGGCCACTTCTTTTCCTTGTTGAAATCTCTAACCCAGAGTCGATGTATCTTTGCTACTGTGAGATTCTTTTTCTCAGGTAGCTTTCGATAATCATACATTGCCAGGGTTTTTGCCATAAACGGAATCTGGTTGGTATCAATTTCAGAGCTAAACGTTAGCGGCTTAAGCAACTCTCTAGTTGTCTTTAGCTCATTAACTTTAAATACTTCATCAAAAGCATTCAAGTATTTCTTACCGGTCTTTTTATGCACTCCAATGATGAGTAATCTCTTCCTTGATACCTGAGAGTTCCCATAGTCAGAAACTGACCTTTCGTGAAAAACTAATTTATAGTCTTTCAGAGTTTCCTCAAAGAAATCCTTAGGTAGCAAGGATAGCAGTCTTGGTAGATTTTCTATAAGAAATACTTTAGGTTTATACTCTAATATTGCAGCAATTACTAGATTAAGACTACGGTTATCCTGGGGATTACCCAATTCCTTTACTTTTGATAACCTCATAACCGAGGATGCCCCACAATCGGGTGATGAAATTATTATGTCTACTTTCTCATCAAATTCTTGTAAACAAAAACCTTTATAGAATGGTATATCCTCAAAGTTGAGTTTCCATTGTTCTTCGCCCGGTGTATGGAATACTCCTCTAATCTCTATATTCCCTAACAAATTTTTCTTAAAAGGGAACAGGAGTGCACCCTGTCCAGCGCACACTCCCAATACCTTTAGATTCTTCATTTCTTGTAACTTCTCAATTTTACGTACTTAAGCCATGCAAATGGTTTACGATTCTCCAAGTAGTATGGGTCTTTATCATTATTGTGAGCTTCCTCTTCAAAACTTACATCATGATACCTTTCATTCTGTTTGTTCCAACCTGCAAAGCACATGATGATAAGGTATTCGATTCCATACCAAATGTAGAAGAGTCCCAGGCCCAATATTACAATCCACCAAATTGATAGATCGAATATACCACAAAGGAATAAACCTATAAATAGACCCAGTGCAGTACATTCAAACTGTTGTACTTGATGAGTACGTTCATGGTCAATATCCTCTTGTAACAAATCCTCCTTTTTATCTTTGAAGAAGGAATTATAGAGGAACGTAATTGCTTTGTAACTGGGGAAAAGGAATACCTTTGCTACCCAGCTGTTAAAATGACATCTTTTCATATCTTATCTTTGAAGTTTTCGTAAGAGTTTCTTAGCTTTTGGTCGTAAGCATTTTGTGCATATCCAGGACCATTATACTTTCTTGCAAAGCCTGCCCAGTCCTTTTCCTTGAGATTCTTCAAACAACCAGAGGTATTCATGAAGTAATACATCAATTCCAGTTGTTTTTCGTGAGATTCTGACATCTTATGAACGAATTCATAGACATCTTTACAGCTACAAAGATTGTGATTGAAGCCCATAATCTGGAACATTCCCCAACTTGCAGACTTTAAAGCACATTCTTCGTCAATTTCTTTGGCTAATTCAAGTCTTTTGTACTCATGAACGCCTCCAAGATACTTCGATTTATCCCATTTAGGGAAAAATACTGTAGGATACTTCTTGCAAAGGTAACCTAAATCTCTGTCAGGGAACTTTTTATGAAATTCCTTGTACATGATGTGACCTTCGAAAAGAATTTGAGGTCTCTCATCAGCCAAAAATCCATCTCTACCAGCTGCTTCTACTACTTGAACAGCTTTCAATAGAGCTGGTTCTAGACCTAAACGATTAGCAAGGTCTCTAATCATCTCATTTGTTAATTTATCCATAACTTATCAGTTTTAATGGTTCAATTTTAGTAACGAAAGTATTGCTTATAACCCATTTTCGGGATGTTAGTTGGTTCTATTATCCTATATAATTCTAAAATATAATGCAATATGGAACGAATCAAAGAAGAAAACCGATGCAAGTTATGTAGGGAACCCATTAACCTGGACGATTTTGAATCAAGTTTTGAAATACCTCAGTTAATGGCAAAGAAACACATCTGCTTTAGTTGTGCTTTCTGGATGAAGAGGAAAGAGTATGATGAAAAGTTGTTAAAAGAGTACTTCAATAGCGGTACTACTAACAGTTCAAGAATTCCAGTAATTACACCTAATTGGGAACATTGGATAGTAAAACCTTTTCAAAATCTCTTAATTGAAGTAGGTACTTTCTCTCGAGTAAAACTAGAAGCTACTCGTTATTACATGGCAGTAATATCCGATGCTTACCCCAACAAGGTATGGTTCATTGATAACAATAACATGTCTCACCAGGGCACTATTCCAGAGCATCTAAGACATTTATATACTCCAAACGGTATATATCTTTCTCCCATGGAATGGAAACTCTTCCAAGACCGCAAAACAGTTACCTCGGATGAGATAAAAAATATGATTAATAATGCAATAATATAAAATAAATTTCGTATATTTGCATAAAGAATTAATTAACTAATTAGATATGAAAAAAGAAAAGAAAGAAATCAAAAAGCTTCGTGAAGGTGATGAACTATTCTTCCAACTTGGGGAAAGACAAATCATGGAGAAGGTGAAAGTAGAATCCATTGATAAGAAAGGTGGGTTTGCAGTTTTAAGCAACCGAGTAAAAGTTGCTAGAAGTTTAGGTCCTGATGATACCTATGCAAGATTAGATGGGAAAGATGGAAAGATATTACCTCTTACCGAGGAAAATGAGAAACATTTCCTGGCATTCAAGGCATATTTCTCAATCAAGAGAAATTCAGAGATATTGGAGAAGGGTCTCGGGAATATGAGTAAGGAGGAACAAGTTGAGGTTCTTATCGAATTTGATAAGAAGTTTACCAAGATTATTAATAAATACTTCAAGGAGGAACAATGACTACGGTAATATTGATAATTTACATGGTATGCTTACCGTTCACGGTGTTCTTTGTAAAAGCAACATTAGAATACTTACCTCAATCACATAGGGTACATTCACTGGTATTATTTCTATCGGTCTGGTTTTTGCTACCTTTGTTTCCGATTTACCTATTATTGAAATTCATAAAACATAAACTGGTATGAGATACTTTTTTGATAGAGATGGTAATTATGCTGGGTCATCAATGCAAGGGTGGGAGGTAATACTCCTACTCTGCTTTCCCATTGTTATATTCTTATTCGTTATATTCCTTCCCTTATTTATATTGCATAAGTATGCCTCTAGAGAAGAAGATAAGAAATTCGAAGAAGAACATCCGCAAATATTAAAAGTAGATTCTAGTATTACCTGCTGGTACCCTTGGCATAGATATTCTCTTGCATATACCATCTCACTTATATTTTGGGTAATTGCAATGATTATGGCTTTGACTAATTGACCTTGACTCTAATCATAGCTTTCTTAACATACCCATTTATTTCTGTTCCTAAGGTAAGTTCTATAAGTATACCTCCTGAGAAATCAGATGGAGATAGATTACCCTTATAAAGATAGATTGTTCCTGATTGAATTGTTCCAGAGGGATTCCAAGAAGGTTGTACAGTATCTCTATAGGAGTGAATGGTAAAAGTCTTTTTGGTTGCATCTGAAGGTACTGTTATTTCCTGAGATGCGGCTCTGGCACTAAAAGCCAAAGTTAGGGGGGGGGATTTAAGTTTTCCATATTTTCTTATATCTTTAACCTATTTGAACTGAGTATCGATAAGAAGAGTCTTCTTTAGGGCTATAATCATAACTTAGAACCTGGGGATGAGCGCCTATTTGAATATCGAACTTTTGGTTTAATAAATATTGACCTTTCGCTAAGGTTAGGTTGTATTGGTTTGTATTTCCAGATGAGACTCCATATTGAATATACAGAACGATAGAAATGTTACTAGCAACTGGATGGTCTGCTACTACTTGGATTACACCTTTATCTTGAATTGAGGGGTCTGAGTAAACATATATAATGATACCATTGTTTTGTATACTGGTAGGTTGAGAATAATTAAGGGTAATCCTCTTACCGGATGCAGGTTGGAGAAGTACTATCTTACCACTTCGAGTAGAAGAGGTATTATTAGCCGGTACTGTAATGGTTAATTGGGAAGGAATCTCAGAAGTCTCAAGGGTACTACCTGAAGGTAAATTCTGAGATTCCACTTTCCAATTAGCTGCATATTCTTGAGCTAAATTACCATTGATATACTTGTAGGTTAGAGATTCAACCATTACTGCAGTAGTTTCTCCTGTCCCTGCAAATTCTAAATCAAGGGTGGTGATCTCTCCCCCCCTACGGAATGATACTACATTTTTCTTTTCCATGTCCTTGAAATTTATAAAGTGATTGATTGGTCTGATGAAGGCAATATGAAAGTAGACCTTAATTGCCAATCTTGGTTAGTAAACCTATAAGCCGATATACGATCACCGGGGTAAGCTATTTCAGTATTACCATTTCGTAAATTTACTCTTATACCTTCGGATTTTTTATACTTATGGACCGAGGTATCATCTACTAATCCAAATAAAAAATAAGCTGTACTCTTACCATTAATGTACTTGGTCTTATAAGAGTAGATATAGGTAGTCTTGGTATCTCCAACATTCTGACCTATTTCAAAACCAGATGCCCTGGGTGCAGCATTGGCTACTCTAAAGTTAAATTCGTTCATATCTAATAAGTTTTATTGGTTTATAATTATTGCTCTCTTGATATTGTAGTCCTCTACCCATAGGATGCCTTGAGTTCATATTTATATAAATGCTAAATGAATATGAGAAGTACAGATTACATAAGTAAGGGAACTGCAGTAGCAAGGCTATATAAGGCAAGGGAATCCCTATTAATGGATAAGGACTGTAGGAAGGGCCTATGCTTTTACCTAAGAGGAGTAGATATCCTGGATTACCTCGAAGAGATTGGGATATGGAATCTAGATTCCTTCAGTATAGAAGTCCTATGGGCATATGAAGATTTTATAAATAGGGGTTCTATAGTAGCCCTAAGAAATGCTAAAGTAGTAAAGAGAAGATTGAATACCTTGTATAGTTGGAGGGATAGCTTTGATATTAGAAGTTCATCCAAAGAGATATGGGGTATAGCAAGGGATTCTATACCTGAGATTTCTCAGAAGAATTTCTATTGGTGGGACCCCAAATGATAGAGAAGTAAGAGTGAAGGCAATTGATTTAATAATTAATAAGGTAATGAAGTATGGTGAAGGTTGAGACTTTGAAGGAAGATGGGTTTGTTAGAATCCTAAGATGTAGAGAAGATAATAGGATTTGGTATCAGATGTGGCTTACCGATTTGGAGAAAGGTTGCATTGATAGGTATTTTCTTGATATGGAAGTTAAGGCTTGGTGGTTGATTAATCTTCAGAGAGGGTATGTTTTCTTTTATGAGAAGAATGGTAGGAGGGTTAGAGGGGTATTAGGGAAAGATAGGACTAGGGATTTGCTTAGGAGCATTTTGTAAGAATGGCCCGGGATGGTTAATCTGTCTTGGGTCTTTTTGTGTGAGCATGTGGGCATGTGGGATTCTGGGTACCCCTTAATACGAGGAGCCAAAATTTCCTGGTATTCAAAGGGGAGTACGGTTCCGTTAAATTTAACATTTATAAATAAAAAGTAAGGGACAAAGATTTTTTATTTCTTTGTCCCTTAAATTTCTATGCTTTAGTTATCAAACTTTTCGTTATCGTCTTTCAAAATTTCTTTTATATCTTTTAAAGCTTGAATAATTAAATAAATTATTCCAACAACTAACAATATATTCAATAACATATTACTTTGCGTTTTTCTTTACAATTTCTAAACCTTTTAAAAGAATCGCTTTCTTTTCTTCTTTTGTATTCTCTGATGCAATAGAGTTAAAAGAAAAATCATTCAAAACATAGACTTGCTTATAAAAGTCTATAAAGCCATCAATTAGTTTTTTATCTGCATTTGTTGCAATAGAAGAAAGAAAATTAAAAGTTACATTTCTAAACTTTTTGCGCAAAGATTTGATTTGTTTTTCGTTTGCACCTACAAATAAATCTTTTTTGTAAATCTCTGTTTTCGTTCCTAAAGAAGTTTTGAAAAGTCCTGCATTTTTTTCTTTTACTGATTTAAGAACGTCTAAAGCGATTAAAGAATTTGCTTTTGCATTTGCTTTTGCTACATTTGCACTAACACCGTTTACTAAATTATTAGTTTTATTCATAATATAAACGCTTTTCTTATTTTGTTAATTATTATTTTTATAACCTTTTCGATAAGATAAGAAAAGACTTTTTAGAACTTATCTAATAAGGTTTTATTAATTTGTCTAAACTTTCAAATATCGCTTTGTCTTTCTGACACTACAAAGATACGAATTATATTTTAATCTGCAAAATTTTTAAAGAAATAATTTCTAAAAAATTCTTAATTTAAATTTTCAATATCTTTTTGTGTTTCTCTTAACACTATGCAAATATACATATAATAATTGAATTACAAAAATATTTCAAGAAAATTTTTCAAGAAAATGAATATTTTTATTTTCAAAATTATTTTAGTGAAAATATGCAAAAATCACAAAAATGCTGCACTTAATTGTGGACTTAATTATTGCACTTAATTTTGGAGGTTCATAGGGGAAATCTTCGCACGCTTTGTAGTGGGCATATATGATATGTATATGGATAATCCTATATGGCCATTGCCTACCCTCTTGAGAGTGTGATATATACCTGTATATTTACCTATATGATATATGGCCATTAGGTGTATATAGGTAGTAGTGTAGTGGGGCCTATTGGGTATATCCCTCTAATAACCCCTGGGAACCAAGTCTATAGGGGCCCTTAATGGACTAAGGTAAGCTTAGGTAAATTAGGAACCTAAGATAGCCTATAAGGGCTTACTAAGTTAGCGAAATAAAGACCCAGTACTTAGGTAAGCCTGGGTCAAAGTTAGGATTAGAGAGTATAAGGATGGGTAACGATATATGTATTATTGATATAGGTTACTGTAGGAGCAATGAATGAAGCCTCATAATCGAGAGGGAATGCTTTGTGTAGTTCTAAGGAGCAGATCTGTTCTTGTCTAGTATTCAATGTGTTATCTGAGTAGAATACTAGAGTATGTAAACCTTTGCCTTCTTCTTCGTTCTCTGTTGAAGTAATAGAGATTAGGTGAAAGCCTTGTTTAGAGAATTCTGTACCCTGTAAGGGATTGAGATAGCAATTAATGTATTCCATGTAACCCTGTGTTGAAGGATTAGAGGCATTAGAGATTACTAAGGCATTATTAGTAAGTTCTGATTCAGTGTTGAGAACGAGGTACTTAATATTATTTTTCATAATGTTTAAAAATTAAATTATTAGTATTTCTTTTTCTTTCTACAAAGATACATATAATAAATAATATATGCAATATGCCCCATTTGCCTTCGTAGGTTATTAATGGCCTTATAAATCCCCAGGGCCATTAATGGAGATTGCCTTAATCCTAATTTGCCCAGTACCTACTAATATATAATACTATATAAACTAACCTGAGGCAAAAGGCAATCAAGGCAATCGAAATCCTCAAATTGTCCTAGAGTTATGCAAATAATGCTAATATAAATACTAAGCCAATTACTTACATAGTTACTAGGAATATTGCCTAAATATTGTCTATGAAAGCCCTAATTCCTATTTACCATTTAGCCTTAAAACCTTAATCCTATTTGCCTAATCCCCTACCCATAACTAATATATATATATATAATAAGCTGTATAAAGGGGCTCTTGGCAAATGAGGATTAGGGGCCATTAATGGTCGGATTTAATTGCCTCAATAGGCCTTTTTGTGATTGCCTTTAAAGTGGTAAGGCCATGTGGTATGATAGCTAGATAGCGGTGGAGTAATGCGGATTGTATAGTAGTAGGGATTCACATTAGCCTTGATCTCAAATTTTTAAAACCCCCGGCGAGGTACCCCAAGGAGGAAGGGAAGTATGTATTATGTATATTGATTGTATATAGGTTATGATTATATAGGATAGGTGTATTAGGTATTATTATTTGTGTACCTTAGTTAGCGCTATTATGATTTTGATTATTTGTTTTGTTTGGGGGTGGGTACTGTAGGTGGGTAGTATTATAGGATTACCTTGAATAGGTATTCGATTAGGATATTGTATAGTAATAGGTATATTAGGTACTTGGTTATGTATAAGGCTTTGGGATATTTTATTTGGTTTTCTTTGTGTTGGGAGTAGGTACGTTCTACATCTAGGATCCTTAGTAGGAAGTAGAGCCCTACTAAGGATTTGGATAATATGTATAGGATTTGTATCATAGTTCCTTGTTTATTATGGTTCCACCTCGGTTAAAGGATATCTCTTGGGATTCGATGTAGGCTTTGCCTTGTGATGCCCCTACTTTGAAGGTGAATGAGCCCAGGACTTCCTCCATTGTTGTATAGGATTCTGTTCCGTCTGAATAAATGTCATTTACCTGATCTATGATTTCTTGTTTGGCTTTGGCCGGGTCCTCGTTGAAGGAATGTATTACATCCTGTACTTCCATGTCCTCGATAATTACTAATGTAGTGATTGTTATTTTCATTTTCCGTAATGTTTATTGTTTTGTGAGCCCAGCTAAATACTGGGCTCTGGTTAGTAATTAATATTGGCCAGTCATTGTAATGATTACCAGAAATGTGTCTTTAGTTATCATAATTCGTTGCAGATTAAACATATATCATCGAAGTGATTTAGGTAATCCCTTTCTGATTTGATATTGAGAGCTTTAGCAGCAATGTAATGCCCATATTCTCTGATACCCGCAAGGTAACCTTGGTCATCATATAGGAATTTAGCAAGTCCCACAGTTTTTACAAAGGTTATATCCGTAGGTTTGGCACCATCCTCTTCAGCATAAGTTATATAAGAATATGTATCGGTATCATCCGTCATAGTAGCGAATACGTCTATGAGCCATTCCCAGTCTATAAGAGGTACATCTTTAAGCCATCCCCATCCTATGGGGTATTCATTTATGATAAGTATTTCGTCATTCATATTAGTATGGATATTAATTGTGTATTTTCGATTGTTAAAACCGTATCTTTTGTTAAGGGTCGGGAACCGATACCAAATATAGTGATAGCAGTTCCCTTGAATAGTCTAATCATTAATAGGAAGATGATGTAGTCTTTCATTTGTTACCCGAAATAGAATTTGCATAAGTCTTCTATGAAAGTCTCTTCTTCGTCCATGATTGTATAGGATTGTATGTATTCAGATTTGAATTGTGAATAGAGTGGTCCGAATACCAGTATCATTATGTTATCTTGCAGGTCGCATAATGATTGTTCCTCCTCTTCTGAGAGAGTAGATTGGTCTTTACCAATGATATCAGAATAGTTCTTAAGTAGAGCCTTAAGATTCTGAATACCTTCTGGGTTATTGATTTCGATATCCAGCAATGTGGATTTCATCTCTTCTGTAATCATGATTGTATAGTTTTATAGGGTTTAGCAATTACTGATATGAACCCTTGTGGGTATTGGGTATATAACAGTTGATATGATACACCTTCCAGGTTCGGTAAGAATACCCGTATGATATTTGCAAGCAATGGGTAGATTTTCCATTGGTTCTCGTCCAGGAATTGTTGCCATTCAGCATGTTCATCCTCATCATAGTTACCTGTTAGTTGGATATGATATCCTTCCGGTGGAGGTGTAGGGAGAAATAAGTTGGTTACAACTCCGATTTCGTTGGTTTCCTTTTTGTATTGAGAGATAGGATACCAGATACCTTCGGTTTTCCATTTGTCTAATTGGAACAGGGTCATCCCCCGTTCCAGTGCGTTAAGCAGTTTGTATAAGTTTACCATAGTTGATTAGAGTTTATTGATTGTTTCTGAAATGTAGAGATTAGAGAATAATTCCGTTTCTCTGTGATCTGATTCGTATTTTTCGAGTGATTCAAGAGTATCGGAATATTGAGATATCATGTCTTCGTCATTTTCCTCGTTAGCAATGAAGTTTCTTAAATGAGTTTTGAGACCTTCGATTGTATAATCTTGGTGTTCAGGAGTTAATTGAGGAATAGCATAAATGATAGCCTCTACCTGTGAAGGAGAATAATCGTAGTATTGGTCATCGGCACCCTCTTCTAATTCCATTGATTTAATATTTGATTTGATATCATTGAAGAGAATATCTTCGTTGGGATAGATGCAAAGAGTAGCAGATGCACCTTGGTAATCGTCTGTTTCTTCAAGGTCAATTTCGAAGATTTCGATACCGTCTGAAATTGAAAGACCTTCTGTGTAATCGAAAGTATGATACTTGTTAGCATCGATTATCGATTTGAGTTCGGGGAGGGTTTTAATAATTTTTTCCATTTTGTCTATATTAAAAATTGTTTGAGAAATATTTCTCATTGCAAATATACAAAATTATTTTATAACTTGTATCACTATATAATATTATTTTTAAAATAGAGAGGTGCTCGGTTTTGGTTATGTACTGAGCACCTCTGAGGATATATAGAACTGGTTAGGGGAATTATTTGTAGGCCATTATCCTCATTGAAATACCTTAATTTCCTCCTGGTTATTCGGCCTTCTTTGTCCTTCAATTCATCTACCCATGATGGGAATGTTTTGATTGGGGTTTGTTGTTTGATTCCCCAGGCATCCAGGATGGTTACTGTTTGATTTTCAACCTTGATAGTATAAGTACTTCGATAGGTAGTAATGGTTTCTGGTATGCAGATGATTCCTTCTGATTTACGCATGCCTGCGTTTGTAGCCTTAGGATAATCTGTATATTTAATAATACCGTTCTCAGTGGTAGCATAGTGTAACCTTCTTTGGGTTATTCTTTTACCGTATGAAAGTTTCAGCTTGCTATACCAGGTTTGGTATTCCTCTAGAGAATTAAGCATAATAATTTGACTTGTTCCTTTAGCAGGAGTCTTAGATTTGCTTATAGCTTGCTGAATAAGGATTTTATCAGGTTGCATAGTTAGCGAGTATACAACTCGTTTGTAATTGAAGTTGAATACTGAACCAGAGGAGCATTCTATTTCCTCTGGTACGATAATAGGTTTTTGTTCATTCATAATGTGTACTCCTTTCTGATATCATCGAATTGTAATAATACCTTTAGTATCTTAGTTTTAGACCAGGTAGGTTCAAAGCCTATGCAAGGTAGATCTTCGTTATGAGGTACGAATAAAGTCATCCGACCTTGTTTTTGTAGGTCGGATTTAAGTTTCTTGTAGTTAGTAGCCATAGTTATGATATTCTGAAGTTAAGTTGATAAATCCAGTTATTGGCATCCAGCTTGGTGAATGAGGTGAATATACCATCATTATCGGTGAACTTTTGCATGAATTTCAAAGCAGCATCAGCAGCTTGATTCTTTTTCTCGGTAGTATCAAGAGTTATCAAGCTATCGAAAGTGAAAGTGTAATAGATAGTTTCATAACGATTAAAGCAATTGATGTCTATTACTTGTAACAGATGAAGTTTCATTAATTGGAGTAATTCATCCATGAGCAGAGTGTAAAGGTCTCCCTTTTCATCGCAGTCTAAACTAAAGTCTGATTTGTTTTCAAGGAATTTGGTAACTACCTGAGATATATCCTTGGCGGTTGAGTTTTTTGAGGTTTTCATATTTTTGTCTATTTTAAAATTGATATGCAAATATATAAATTTCTATTCATACTACAAAATAATACTCTTTTATTTTTAAAGAGGCTGAGGATAGGTATACACGCTAAGAAAGGCAGTGGATTAGACTGCCTTTCGAATTTAGACTTTGTTAATTACATTATATAGGGCTGACCTAACTATGGATTCTCTGGTAGAGGAATCAAGCTTTTTCTCTACTTCATTTTTAAAGCATTCTTTCACTATATGACTTAATTCCTCTTTCAATCTAGAAGCTATTTCATCGGTAAGCTTCTGTACCTTGAAGGCTTTAGTTAATTCCTCTTTAGCACCCTCTAAAGACTTGACTTCTACTAATCGAATTGTCTCATTGAGATATACTTCGGTCTCATTGAGATATACTTCGTAGGTTTCATAACCTATCCATTCTACATCATTGAGCCAATTCTCAAATTCCTCATATATTAAGAATGTATCGGGTTCATGCCCAGTGCAGGCATCAAATATAGGCATGATATTTCTTAGAAGCTCAGTGCTCACTAGCTGTGTTGGACTTACTTCGGTATGTATCTTATATAAACCGTGTTCATTCTTGAGACCCACTACCAGGTAAGTCACTTGTGGATTTTTCCTTTTGTT